ATGACCTCGCAAGGTCGCCGGCCGATTGCCGGTATGGAGCGGACGCCCTCCGGCGCCATCTCCCGGTCTAAGACGAGCCTCGCCAAGCGAGCCGACAAACGACGCCAAGCCAGCACCGAGTCTGCCAAGCGCGAAGCCCGTGTCGGGATGGCGCTGAAAGAGAAGACCCAGCTCGCACGCGGCCGGGTCTATGGCCTCACCCCCACGCAGGCCGCCAGCCACCACGCATCCACCGTCGAGGGGCGCTTGCACCTCAAGGGCGTCATCACCGCCACCGAGCTGCTCGCCGTCGAGCACTATCTGACGGTCGTCGCCAAGTTCAGCCGGGCGATGGGAATGCCCGTCGCGCCGAGCAACATGCTGGCCCGCTACCAACCCTCCGAACCGCGCGCCGTCGCCGCCCCGCCGTCCGGCGCATCCGTCGTGATTGCTCGCGACCGCTTCGTGAAAGCCGACGAGGCGCTGAAGCGCGCCGGCCTCGCCGCGGCCTGGGCGGTCGCTCGCGTCTGCCGGGATCGCGAAGAGCTGCCCCACTCCCTCCGTCCGGCGTTCCTGGCCGGCGTCCAGGCGCTCGTCGCGCACTTCCGCCTGTCGCCCGATCCCGACCGAACCGCAAAGGTCGCCTGATGCCGGCTCCCCGCTCGCCGCTCCTCCCGCCCCAGGTCGTCGACTTCCGCCTCATCACGCCGCGCGAGGCCGCCCTTGAGGACCGGATCTCCGCGATCGAGGCGCGGCTGAAGCGTGAGGATGCCGAGCGCGCGTCCTGGGAGCGGCTGAAGATGATCGGTCTGGTGCTCGCGGCGTAGCTCCGCCCTCTTGAGCGTAGCCGCTTTGTCGGCTATCCCTGAGCGCAGTGAATTTGAGGGTCGGACAGAACCGCCCCTTCCAGAAATACCAAGGGCCGCTCTAGGCCCACGTTAGAAAACCCCGTCGAGAGCAATCTCGGCGGGGTTTTCGCATTTCAGGAGCCCCCCATGTCCGACACGGATCACGGGGCCACAGCTCCGCCCACCAAGCTCATCCCGGCGCCCGCGCCGTCCGGCCGAGCGCCCGCCCACGCCTTCGCGCCGAAGTCCTCGGTCGTCGACGAGCGCGGCACGCATGTCTGCGTGTCCCGCGAGGCGCTGTTCGACCTCCTCGACGGGGTCAAGAAGCTCGCGCCATGCCACAAGGACCCGAACCGCTACCACGAGCGCAAGGACGACATCGTCTCGCGCCTCTTCGACATGGCGACCGCCTGATGCGCGCGATCATCCCGCCGCTTCTCGTGCTGTCGATCGCCGTCGCCGCGCTGGCCATCGACATGACAGCGCGTGACGCTTGCGCCGCCGAGCCGTTGCTCGTCCTTGCACCGCCGGCCGTCGCCACCGTCGATCCGGTCGGCGCGATCCTGAAGCACTTCCAGCCCACCGCCGTGTTCGTCGGTCGCACGCCGGCCGGCATGGGCTACGTCCTGATGTCCGAGAAGCGCGGTTATTTCATCCGGCCGCAGCCCGGCGGCATCGTCCGCGTCATCCCCGCAGAGCCAGCCGCGGTCAAAAGCCTCGCCAAGCTCGCAGGCTGGGCACTCTGATGCTGACGCGCGCCTGCGGATGCTGCGACACTGAAACGCCGGAGCCCCGCCTCGTCTATGCGACGCGCGAGGGCGCCCTGGTGAAGCACCGGCTCTCGCATGACTGCGGCAAGAAGTGGTGGCGGTACGAAGACCTCGATGGCGAGAACGTCAGTGTCCACGTTGACCGCTAAACAGGATCGCTTCGTCCTCGAATACCTCGTCGATCTGAACGCCACCAAGGCTGCGATCCGCGCCGGCTACAGCGAGGCGACAGCGTCCGAGCAGGGCTACCAGCTCCTTCAGAATACTTCAGTGTCCGCGGCCATCGTGGCGGCCCAGGCTGCGCGCGCCGAGCGTACCGAGATCACGGCCGATCGCGTGCTTCGGCACTGGTGGTCGATCGCCACCGCCGACCCGAACGAGCTGATGCAGCATCGGCGCATCAACTGCCGCGCCTGCTGGCCCGAGGTCGAGCCCTTCGACGCAACGCGAGCGCCGCATCCCGATTGCGTCGAGTGCGCAGGCGAGGGGCACAGCTCCGTCCACGTCGTCGACACGCGCAACATCAAGGGGCCGGCTCGGCTCCTCTATGCCGGCGTGAAGACGACGAAGGACGGGCTCGAGATCAAGGTCCGCGACCAGGACAAGGCGATGGAGAACGTCGCCCGCCACCTCGGCATGTTCGTCGACAAGCTCGAAGCCAAGGTCGCGCACAGCTATTCCGAGATCAGTGACGACGAGCTGGACCGCGACATCGAGGTGCTGCTCGCCAAGAAGGTGAACTAAAGCCGTGGACCTCTCCGGCCTCGATCGCGAGGCCAAGGAGCGCCTGGCTCTCCTCCTGGCCGAGCGCGAGAAGCGCTACCTGCAGCGCAAGTTCCACCGCATGTTCCCCGACGAGGACACCATCCAGGCGGATGGCTCCCTGATCCATGCCCGCGAAAAGTACGTGCGGCACATGGAGTTCTTCGCGACCGGCCTGACGTACCGCGAGCGGTGCTTCATGGCCGCCAACCGCATCGGCAAGACGGTCGGCGGATCGTTCGAGACCACCTGCCACCTGACCGGCCTTTATCCGCACTGGTGGATCGGCCGGCGCTTCGATCAGCCGGTGCGCGCCTGGGCCGCCGGCAAGACCAACGAGTCGACCCGCGACGTCGTGCAGAAGGAACTGCTCGGCGACGTCGTGCCGGCCGGCAAGGGGCGCAAAGGCTTCTCCGGTACCGGGATGATTCCCGGTCGGCTGATCGAGGCCGTGACCTGGAAGCAGGGCGTCCAGGACTTCGCCGACGTCGTGAAGATCAAGCACGCCTCCGGCGGGCTCTCCTCGCTCGGCATGAAGAGCTTCCAGCAGGGCCGCGGATCGTTCGAGGGCACGGCCCAACACCTGATCTGGCTCGACGAGGAGTGCCCGATCGACGTCTACGGCGAGTGCCTGATCCGCACCGCGACCACCGGCGGCATCGTGATGCTGACCTTCACGCCGCTTGAGGGCCTGTCGGAGACGGTCCTTCAGTTCATGCCGCAAGACATGCGGCCCGAGTAGGAGCCACCATGGCCACCACCATCAAGCAGAGCCTGACCGCCGTCGGCACGACCAACGTCGCCGCGGTCCTCGCCTGCGACTTCGTCGTATCCGGGACCTTCGCCGGCACCTGGAAGTTCGAAGCGCTCATCAATGACGAGTGGCTGACGATCGAGCGCGGCACCACGTCGGGCGCTTATCTCCGCGTCGCCTTCGCTCTTCTGCGTCAGGTGCGCTTCAGCGTGGAGACCTTCACGTCCGGCACCTTCTCGTTCTCGCTCGATGGTCGGGATTTCGGCTGATGCCGCTGATTGCCGGCGCTGCGCGCTTTGCGCCCAAGAAGGGGCTCACCCTGGGCCTTGGCGCGGGTGCCCTTGGCGCTGGTGGGGAAGGACAGGGGCCGACCTACGACCCCGATGCCACCGCCCTCTTCGCCCGCTTTGCCACGCAGCCTGACGCGACACGCAAGCAGCTCATCTCCGACCGCTTCGTGGCCGGCAAGGCGAAGTCCTTCTGGTCGAAGCTGGACGCGCTGTGGGTTCACGCGGCGCACGCGCCAGAGGCCGGACGCCTGAACTGGCTGGGGGACATCTACAACTGCATCCCGGTCAACAATCCAGCCTTCACGACTGACCGCGGCTACATGGGCGACGGCTCGACGAGCTATCTCAACACGGGCTTCAACCCGTTCGTAGAGACTGCAGCTAAGTATTCCCGCCTCAGCGGAACGCTAGGCGTCAGGTCTAACACCAACAATTCCTCTGGCGGGTCACTGGCCGGTTTTCACGATGGCGGCAAAGGAACAACCATCAACCCGAGAGACGCAGGGAACAGTGTCACATTCCGGGTTAATCAGGCGTCCGCCTCCTTCACAGCAGGCAATGGCACCTCGGTCGGCATGTTCTGTGCGTCGCGCAACGGGGCTACTGACGCAGTCGTGGCTCGGGATGGGGTCGTTATTCAGCGGACCGCTATCGCAGCGGAGGCTGCGGTTGCTAACGGCACGTTCCGTCTAGGCGCCATCACTAATGCTTCCATGCGGGCGTGTCAGTTCGCAATGGGTTGGATAGGGGCGGGGTTCACGGACCAAGAGATCACCGATTTTTATAACTGGTTCGAGCCGTATCGCTCGGCCGTAGGAGTTGTCTGATGACCGTTCAGGCTTGGCTTATCTTCACCCCTGCGCAGCGCGCGGATGCCGTTCAGTTCAGCGAGACGACCGACTTCAAGGTCGACCCGCGCGTGATCGACAACCCGCTCGCCGGTCAGCTTGGCGATGCCGAGGTGGCCGTCGGGAAGTTCGTGGCGCCGGCTCGCATCCTGAACGACCCTGAATATGGCCCGGTCTGGTCCAGCCGCCTGTCCACCCTCCCGATCCGAATGCTCGACAGCGAAGTCATCTTCCTGCCGGCCGTCGACTGATCGCTGAACGGCTCACACCAGGAAGCGCCCGTGCCCGAGATCACCTCGTCCCGCTTCATGATCCAGGCGGGGTGGGATGACGTGCCCCATTTATCCGAGGACACCAAGCGCGAGCTGCTCGCCTCCACGCCGCCGTTCCTGCGCGACGCCCGATCCAAGGGCATCCCGTCGCTCGGCGCCGGCGCGATCTACCCGATCGAGATATCCGAGATCGAGGTCGCTCCGTTCCCGATCCCGAAGCACTGGAAGAAGGGCTATGCCCTCGACGTCGGCTGGAAGAAGACCGCCGCCGTGTGGGGCGCGCAGGACCCGTCCGACAGCACCCTCTACGTCTACGCCGAACACTACCGAGGACAGGCCGAGCCCATCGTCCACGCTGGCGCGATCAAGGCGCGCGGCTCGTGGATCAGGGGCGCCATCGACCCGGCATCGCGCGGCCGGGCGCAGAAGGACGGCGAACAGCTCCTCGCGCTCTACCAGGGACAGGGACTGAAGCTGGCTCCGGCCATCAACGGCGTCGAAACCGGCCTCTACGAGTGCTGGGAGAAGCTGTCGATCGGGCGCATCAAGGTCTTCTCGACCCTCATGAACTTCAAGGCGGAATACCGCCTCTACCGCCGTGATGAGCACGGCAAGATCGTCAAACAATTCGATCACCTGATGGATGCGTTCCGATACCTCGTCATGACGTGGGATCAGATCGCGGCCGTTCAGGCTCCTGAGAGGAGCACGGGCATGATCTCCTCCATATCTGACTCGACGGCGGGCTACTGATGGCGCCGCGCAAGACCAAGGACGTCGCCCGTCGGAACCCCGAGGCCGAGGCCATGCGCCTCAACGAGCGCCTCGTCTCGATCGTGCATCGCCTGGAAAGCGAAGTCTCGAGCCGCATCACCAAGCGCCAGCCGCTTGAGGATCGCTGGCTCGAAGACCTGGAGCAGTACCACGGCCAGTACGACTCCCTGACCGCCCAGGCCCTCGCCGGCGGCAAGCGCTCCAAGCTCTTCATCAACCTGACCCGGCCGAAGACGGACGCCATGTCCGCCCGGCTCATGGACCTCCTGTTCCCGACCGACGATCGCAATTGGGGCATCGGGCCGACGCCCGTCCCGCTCCTCGTCGACGATGCGGAGAAGGCCGTGAAGGCGCTGCGCGAGATCAACGCGCAGCTCAAGGCCAAGCAGGACGAGATGGAGGCCGCCGCGAGCGCGCAGCCCGGGCCCGACGGACAGCCGGCCGCGCCGGCCGCTCCCGACGAGGCGATGATCGCGCTTCAGAAGCGGGCCGACTTCGCCCGCGAGAAAGCCGACGCCCTTCGCGAGATCATCGAGGAAGCGTCCAAGCGCGCCGACGCGATGCAAGCCGAGATCGACGACCAGCTCAAGGCGTCGAACTACCACGCCGCCATGCGCGATGTGATCGACGACGCCTGCAAGATCGGCACCGGCGTCTGCAAGGGTCCGGTCACTGGCGACAAGGTGCGCAGGGGCTGGAAGAAGTCGAAGCCCTCGACCGACGAGGCCGGCGTCGTCATCCCAGGATCGTACCAGCTCGACACCGCCAAGGGCGCCGAAGTGCCGGCGATGCGCTACGTCGACATCTGGAACTTCTTCCCCGACATGGACGTGCGCCGCATCGAGGACGGCGAGGGCGATTTCGAGCGCCATCTGATGAACGAGAAGCGGATGAAGAAGCTCGCGCAGCTTCCCGGCTTCGACAAGGACGCCATCCGTCGCCTTCTCCAGCGCAAGCCGACCCGCACCACGCCGAGCTTCATGGCGCGCCTTCGCGACATCGTCGCCGGCTCGCACTCGTCGGTCGGGCGCGACTGCTACCACGTCTACGAATACAGCGGCCCGCTCTCGGCCGAGGATATCCGCGCGCTCGCCGAGGCCAAGGGCGACAAGGACGCAATGGAGGATGTCGCCGAACTCGACCCGCTGACGGAGGTCAACGCGGTCGTCTGGTTCTGCGAGAACGAGCTTTTGAAGCTTGCGCCCTATCCGTTCGACAGCGGCGAAACGCTCTACTCGGTCTTCAACCTCTACCAGGACGAAGCCTCGATCTTCGGCTACGGCATCCCGCATGTGATGCGCCATCCGCAGAAGTCGCTGAACGCCGGCTGGCGCGCCATGATGGACAACGCCGGCAAGGCGGCTGGCCCGCAGATCATCGTCGCGACCGACCTGATCGAGCCCGAGAACGGCGACTGGACGATCGAGCCGAACAAGGTTTGGCGCGCCAAGGCCGGCATCCCGCAGGACCGCCGCGCGTTCCAGGTCGCTGAAATCCCGATGTACCAAGCCGAGCTGGCGAACATCGTCGCCATCTCCAAGCAGTTCATCGACGACATGACCGGGATGCCCTCGATCGCGCAGGGCGAGGACGGCGCGACCAAGCCCGAGCGCACCGCGCAGGGCACCGCGCTCCTGATGAACGCGAGCAACGTCACCTTCCGCCGCATCGTGAAGCGGTTCGACGACGACGTGACCGAGCCGAACATCCGCCGCTTCTACGACTGGAACATGCAGTTCTCGGACAAGGACGAGATCAAGGGCGACTATGGCGTCGATGCCCGCGGCTCCTCCGTCCTCCTCGTGCGCGAGATGCAGGCGCAGAACCTCATGATCATCGCGCTGCAGCTCGGCGCGCATCCGGTCTACGGGCCGATGCTGAAGAACAAGGCCCTGCTGCGGAAGCTGTTCCAGGCGCACATGATCTCGGGCGACGAGGTCTTGCTGACCGACGACGAGATCGACGCCGTGCTCGCCCAGGCCGCAGCGGCCCAGGCGCAGGCCGAACAGGAGCCCGTCGACGAAACGGCCGCCCAGCTCAAGATGGAGGAGCTGGAGGTCCGCAAGTCCGAGATCGCGGCCAAGATCGAGATAGCGAACATGGATGCTGGCACGCGCCTGAAGGTCGCGGAGCTGTCGCACGAGACGCAGATGATGCAGCTCGCCGAGGCCAAGAACATGGAAATGGACAAGCTCGAAGCCATGCTTGCGAAGTCGCGCAACGACACTCAGTCGAAGGAGCGCATCTTCGCCGCCGAGGCCGCGATGACGGAGCGGGCAGGGCCGAGCGGCGGAGGATTTTTGTGATGCGACACCGAGCACGCGAGCATGTGAACGCGGCCCTCGATCGCCGGTCGGCCTTGAACGCGGCCATCGCCGCCGAGGTCGACGAGCTGCCGATCTGGAAGCGCGAGAGCTTTGACCGTGATGCGGCTCCCGTCGTCGTCATGCCAAGCCTCTCCGCGTCGGATCGCGCCGCCCTGGAGATCGCCTGCCTGACCCAGCCCGGCCGTGTCCTTTGCATCGCAGACCTCGGCCTCACCGCGCGGCAGATCGAGAAGCGCGATCTCGACGAGTTCCCCGGCGAACGGCTGACGTTCGAGCAGAAGCGCGCCCGGCGGGAGGCCATGCGCTATGGCCGTTGAGAAGGACAGCCCGACGTGGCGCGCCGTGAAGGCGCACTGCGAGGCCGGGATCGAAGCGGCTCGCGTCCAGCTCGAAACGCAGGGGGCGATTGAAGCGGCGCAGTACCAGCGCGGTCGCATCAAGGCCCTGCGCGAAATCCTCGCGCTCGCCGACACCCGGCCGCCGATCGAGTCGTCCACCCGGCTCTACTGACCGGGCCAACCCATCCGTCAACACTGCGCAAAGCCCCGCTCCGTCGGGGCTTTTTTCATGCGCGCTGCCAACCAAGGACGTGACCGTTGAACGAAGAACTCGACACCGCCGCCGACGACCAGATCGAGACCGAAGAGACCGCCGCCGACGTGTGGGCCGAGTTCGAAGAGGCCGACGGCGGCGCGCCGGCCGGCGATGCCGGCACCAACGCGGACGCCGATGCTGGCGACGAGGAAGGCGAGGGCGCCGACTTCGGCGACGATGACGACGCGGTCGCGGCTAACGGTGGTGGTGCCGACGCCGGCGACACCGCGCCGAGCGTATGGGACAGCGCCCCGGAAGCGCTGCGCAACCAGTTTGAGGCGCTGCAGGCGGAAAACGCCAAGCTCCTCCAGAAAGAACGCTCCGCCTCCGGGCGCGCGTCCGGCTTTCAACGCCGGTACGAAGACCTCAAGAAGGCGGCCGAGCCGCGAGCGACACCGGGCGATCGACCGGCACCGCAAGCAGCTCTCGACGCACTGAAAGAGGACTATCCCGAGATCGCCGAGCCCCTGTCCCAGGCGCTCAATGCGATCCAGGGCGACGTAGCAACCCTAGCCGAAGCCGAGGAAGGCCGCCGCAAGGCCGCCGAGACCGAGCTGACGGACTATCTCGATACCGAGGCCGCGGCTCTCACGTCGCAGCATCCCGACTATCTCGACGTGCTGAAGACCAACTCGGACAAGTTCGTGGCCTGGATCGACGACCAGCCCCGCGCCGTCCGCGATGCCTTCAACCGCAACGCCGAGCACGTCGTGAACGCTGCGGAAGCCGCAGCCGTCGTTGGCATGTTCAAGGAACACCTCGGAATGCCGGCGCCTGCGCCCGCTGCCGAGCGCCCTGCTGCCACCCCTTCGCTCGCAAGCCGGCGCGAACGCCAGCTTGGCGCAACCGCAGCTCCCACCCGTGCCCATCGCCGGCCGACCGTCTCGGGCATCCCCGAGAACGCCGACCCGCAGGACATTTGGGACGCCTTCGAGGACGCCGAGCGCCGCTAAGCGCTGCACGCGAGCATCACCCCTCCCGCGACCACGCCTGATCGTCCGCGATCCGGGTCGCATCCCCACGTTCCAAGGTTGAACCGATGCCCACGATCACCTCCGGCACCGCCGGAATTTCCCAGCGCACGAACGTCTTCGCCGAGCGCGAGATGCTCAAGCACGCCGAGCCCGTCACCATCCTGGAAAAGACCGGCCCGCTCATCAAGCCGATGCCGAAGAACAAGAGCATGACGATCAAGTTCCGTCGTCCTGTTCCCTTCGCCGCGGCCACCACGCAGCTTTCGGAAGGCGTCACCCCGGCGTCGCGTGCCTTCACCTATGAGGACGTCTCCGCGACGCTCGCTCAGTACGGTGAGGTTGCCGTCATCACGGACGTCATCGAGGACACCCACGAGGACCCCGTCCTCAAGGACATCACGATGATGCTCGGCGAGAACATCGGCCGCACCAAGGAGGCGCTGAACTACGCCACCCTGCGCGCCGGCACGAACGTGTTCTACGCCAACGGTGCGGCCCGCGCCTCGGTCAACACGCCGATCTCGCTCGCCAAGCAGCGCGCGGTTCTGCGTGGCCTCAAGAACCAGAAGGCGACCAAGATCACGAACGTGCTCGACGGCTCGCCGAACTACCGCACCAAGCCGGTGGAAGCGGCCTTCATCGCCGTTGGCCACACGGATCTGGAGAACGATATCCGTGGTCTCGCGGGCTTCGTGCCCTGCGCGGAATACGGCCGTCGCCAGATGATCTGCGAGCAGGAGATCGGCTCCGTCGAGGACGTGCGTTACGTCCTGTCGCCGGACCTGAACCCCTTCCTCGACGCAGGCAGCGCCAAGGGCTCGATGGTCTCCACGACCGGCGTGAACGCGGACGTCTACCCGGTCCTGTTCTTCGGTCGTGAAGCCTGGGCCATGGTCCCGCTGCGCGGCCAGGGCGCGGTCGAGCCGTCCATCATCTCGGCCGGCACGAAGACCAAGGACGATCCGCTCGGCCAGCGCGGCTATGCCGGCTGGAAGATGTGGCACGTCGCGCTGATCCTGAACCAGCTCTGGATGGCGCGTCTGGAAGTGGCGACCACCGCCCTCTGAGGCGTGTAGGGCGGCATCAAACTCCCATCAAACTCGGCCGTCGCGGGACCTCTCGCGGCGGCCTTTCTGCATCTGGACTTCGACCTTTCTGCACCGCCCGGCCGTGCAGAAAGGCGGAAGCCCAAGCCCCGTCTCATCACCCAGGAGCCCACCATGGCCAAAGTCCTTTTCGCCTCCGCCACCCTCGTCCAGCTCATCAGCTTCGCCACCACGAACCTCGGCCTGGAAGTCGACACGACGCCCATGCCCAGCAAGGCGGCCGTGCGCGCGCTCATCACCTCCACCGGCTTTGACGGCGACGAGATCGAAGTCGCTGACGAGCTCGTCGGCTCCACCAAGAAGCCGATCGCCGCCGAGGACGTCGCCGGCCGCAAGATGATCCGCATCATGATCCCGGTTCAGGAAGGCGTCGCTGGCGGCACCGAGGCGGTTCCCGTCGGCGTCAACGGCACCGTTGCCCGCATCATGCGCGGCGTCGATGTCGACGTGCCGGCCGAATACGTCGAGGTGCTGAAGAACGCGAACAAGGAGATTTTCGAGCGCGGGCCGAACGGCGAGCTGACCAACCCCAAGCTCGTGCCGATCTACCCGTTCTCGATCATCGGCATCGTGGCCTGATCCGATGGCGACCTTCCTCCAGCTCGTGCAGAAGGTCGCCCGCGACTCCGGCACGGTGTCGGGCACACAGCCGACCACCGTCGCCGGGCAGACCGGCCGCCTCGCCAAGATCGTCCATTGGACGAACGACGCCTACCGCCAGATCCAGAACGTGCATGGCGCGTGGAACTGGATGCAGGGCGAGTTCAGCGGCGCCACGGTCCCTGGAACCTCAGCCTACAGCTCGCGGCTCTCGCGCTTTGCCGAGTACGTCTGCACGGGCGAGGACGAGGACCGCTATTCGCTCTTCGACCCGGCCCTTGGACGCGAGAGCGAGGCGCCGCTGCGCTTCGTCGACTACCGCACCTTCTACGCCACGCAGCTCCGCGGCGCGCAGGCTGTGCGGCAGGGCCGGCCGAACCTCTTCTCGATCGACCCGTCGGGCGCCCTCTGCCTCTCGCCGACGCCGGACAAGGTCTACACGATCCGCGGACCCTACCGGAAAGACGTGCAGGAGCTGGACGCCAACAACGACGTCCCCGAAATGCCGCCCCGCTTCCACGACCTCATCGTCGACGGCGCCCTCGTGATGCTCACCACGCACGACGAGGGCGCCCCGACGCTGACGCTCTACCAGCTCCGGCAGCTTCGCGGCTTCAGCCAGCTTGAGCGCGACCAGCTCCCGCGCATCGCGTTCGGCGGGACGCTCGCATGACCGAAGTCGTCGACACACTGATCCCCAAAGGGCAGGCGATCGCCGCCGAGGACTATGTCGTCGACGAGATCGAGGCCACGCCCCCGGTCGCACCGGGCAGCGGGGCGGCCGGAGCCCTGATCCCGAAGGGCCGAGTGATCGACCGGCCCGACGACTATGTCGTGGACGCGATCACCATCCGCGACATCGTCACGGGCGCGCCCGGCTCGGCCGCGTCCATGACGCTGACCAAGGTCGGCGAGGAGAACTACGTTCTCGACGCCGTCTTCCCGCGGGGCGACACCGGCGACGTCACCCTGGAGGCGCAGGCCGCGCTCGATCAGGCCAACAGCGCCGCACAGACCGCGGCGGATGACGCCGTCGATGCCGTCGAGCTGCGGCTTCAGACCCTTTCCTCGAATGCGAGTGTTTCGGCGCAGTCCGCTTCAGAAAGCGCCGGGGCCGGGGCCGCATCAGCCGCCACCGCCGTCTCGGCCAAGGATGCCGCAGGCGCCAGCGCAGCGAACGCAGACGACAGCGCAGGCAGTGCGGCCACATCGAAGGCCGGCGCGGACGCGGCACGGGATGCAGCTCAGACTGCACGCGGGCTGTCCCAGGCTGCGCGCGACGCATCCATTGCAGCGCAGGCCGCAGCAGAGGACGCCCGTGACGGCGCCGTTGCAGCAGAGACCGGCTCCGTTGCCGCGCGGCAAGGTTCCGAGGCCGCTCGTGACGTGGCTGCAGTCCTCGCGGACGAGGCCGCAGCCAGCGCTGACAGGGCGGTGCGCTCGGCAGAGTTCGACGCGGCGCTCTACCACACCAAGCCCGAGGCCAACGCCCTTCTCGATGTGATCCGCGCCGACGTCGTGGCGATCGAGGGCGACGTCAGCACGGCGATCGCCACGCTGCAGGCTGAGACCACCACGCAGCTCGCGGATGCGCAGACCGCGACCGACACCGCCATTTCGACGCTGACGACCAACGTCAACGCCACGATCACGACGCTCGAGACCGCGGTCAACGGCACGATCACGACCCTGCAGACCACGGTCGACAGTCAGATTACCGCTCTGACGAACAACGTAGACGGCGAGCTGGCGACCCTTCGCGTGGAGTTCGTGGACCTCAAGGACGAGATCACCACGGAGACCAACGACGCGCTCGCTGAACTGCGAGAGGCACTCCGCAAGGAGCGTATCCGCCGCATGTTCGGCCTCGAATTTTAAGGACCCCCGGAATGTCTGACGCCCCGCTGAGTGATGCGCTGCTCGCTCTGAAGACACAGATCCAGAGCCTTTCAGCGACCGCGACGGCTGAAGAGGTCGCCATGCTTGGCGTCGCGATGGAGAAGATCGCCGGCCGGGTGTCGGCGGTCGAGCTTCAGATCATCGCCGACGACCTCAAGGCGGCTCTCACGGCCCATGGCGCGACGAAGACCTCCGAGGTCAACACCGCCGCCACGACCGCACTGTCGGACATCGCCGCAAGGCTCGCGAGCATTCTCGGCACGATGAACACCGCAGAAGGGCAAGCCACGGGAGCGATCCGAAACGTCGTTCTCGGTGTCCTGTTCACCGGCGTGATGAACAGCGGGAACACCACCTACGACACCCGGCGCCGCGTGAAGTCCTGGTCCATTCCCGACGGCATCTCCTATGCCGACATCACCTACGATGTGAGCGACCGCATCAAGACCTGGAAAGAGAGTGCGACGAACGGCTTAGGCCAGACCGCGACGTGGCTCTACACCGCCTCCTACCATCCCACCACCGGCGACATGACGGTGTCGCGCGTCTCCGTTTAAGGACCGGCTCACATGGATATTCTGACGCTCAACCAGCTTCAGCGCCTGAACAAGGGCGCGATGTTCAACGAGTATTTCGCGCGCAAGCCCATCTTCGCCTACTACTCGGGCATGGCCAGCGCGAACAACTCGCTCAACTTCTTCGCCGATCGCGAGAAGCGGTCGATGAAGACGTTTTTGAGGACCGGCGCTTTGCTCCCCGGCCAACCGCCAAGCTATTCCACCTACACCAACACCGAGGCGGCGATTAATTATTGGGGCGGGGCCGCAAGCGCGCTCGCGGGGACCAGCGGCTATTCAATTGCGGGCGGCGGGACGGGCCTTTCGGGCCATAGCCACACCATGCTCCTGAACAACATGGATGTGACGGCCGAGGACTACGTTTCGTTCAACGGAGCGGAGGGCGTGATCTCCAACACCCACTCGGGCATGGGCGTCGTCCTGGGTGAGGAGGGATACAGCCAGGGCATCGACCTTCTGAAGATGGGGACGAACATCCTCGTCGGGGGCGTCGGCGACGTCTATCTGTCCGGCCGCACCGCAGATACCAACTACGCCTTCAACTGGACGGCTTTGACGGGTCTTCAGCGGCTGGCGGGCGCGGCTGCGGTCGGTCATGGCGACATCGCCTACAACCGCGTGACCAACACGCTGATCTTCCTGGAGACCACGAACAACGCGGCCTACACTTACCGCGCCCACGTCTTCAAGAACCTGCCGGCGAAGATCAAGGCGAACGCGCTCCACCTGAAGGCGCTCCTTGAAGGGGCGATCGCGGGTCAGAATGGCTCGTCCTACGAAGTTTTCGACTTCGTATGGTCGGGCATGAACGGTCCCGAGTGGCACAGCGGCACGCGCATCATCCCTTGTGATGACGGCACGTTCTGGATGACGCGCATGTGGCCGTCCTCGAAGATCGAACTGGCGCGGATCACGGGCGCCGCGGGCTCGCGCACGTTCGCCGTAGTGGCAAGCCTGACGCTCACCACCTCTTATGGCCGAGATGGCGGCAGTCTCTACGGCATCCGCCACATGGTCAGCGATGACGGCAAGTTCGTCGCAACCTACTGCCCCTACTACTACTACTTCTGTGGCGGGCAGTTCTTCTTCACCCCGCGCGATACGGCGGCAACGTCCACCCGCTACCTGACCGCTTCCTACACGGACAGCTCCTACGGCATGTCGATCGCGCCGATGGGCGGCTCGAACTTCGTGCTTGGCTGGGCGAACAACGCCGACAGCAAGCTGCGCGACGGCGCGGTTATCGACCTCGATAGCATCGTGCTCGCGGGTCAGAACCTCACCTCCAGCAACAACCTCCTGTTCAACCACTTCGCCGTGAATGGTTACACGACGTCGACGATGTATGGCGGCAACGGCTTCATCAAGGTTCAGGACCCCGTCTGGAACACGACGGAATGGAAGGAGCGCACCTAATGGCGAAGCTTGCTTTTAACGTCGGGCAGGTTCGCCACGCCGTCGGCTTCACGGAAGGGGAGGGCTATGCTCTCCCCGCGGGCTCCACGTCGGAGCTGCTCCTGCGCTATGAGCTGGAGGATGGCGTTGTCGTCGACCGCTACAAGGGGCTGACCGACGAGGAGGCCCTGGCGGCGTTCGCGGCCGACCAGACCGAGCGCGCCAACACCGAGCAGGCCGCCGCAGTCGAGGCGCAGAATGCGGTGAAAACCCGTCTCGGCTTCCTGCGGCTCTTCACTCAGACCGAGCGCATCGCTCTCGCTGCCTCGGATGACGTCGTGGTCAAGGACTTCATGCTGATGGTGAACCTCGCCGAGGCCATCGACCTCCGCGATCCCGACACCGTCGCCGGCACGGGCTACCTGGAGTTCAAGGGCTTCATCGCCGACGGCCGCGCCGCTGAAATCCTGGCCGGCTGATGGCGATCCGCTCCAGCCTGGAGATCGCCCCCGGTTCGGTTGTCGAGGTCTATCGACAGCCGGACGGCGACACGAGCCCCGTCACGGCGGTGCTCACCAACCTCTCCACCAACCTCGCCAAGGCCAACGCCGTCGAGCTTCTGCTTCTCTCGTCCTCGGACGCCCCGCTCGCCTCGACCACGCTCACCGCGCAGGGCTCGGGCTACACGAGCGTTCCCGCGGCGCGCGTGACGTCCAAGGTCAAGGTCGCACCCGAGCTTCAGGTTCGCATGGAGCTGAACGGCCTGACGATCGGCAATGCCGGGCTCAACTATCGCGTCAACGATGTCCTGACGCTGGGATGCGGCGCCAGCACCAAGCCGACGCTCACCGTCACGGCGGTGGACATCAACGGCCGCGTGCTCAGCTTGGGCATCACCACGCGGGGTTTCCTCACGACCTTGGCGCGCGAGCAGGTCGGCCTGAAAACCACCGGCGGCAAAGGGCGCGACCTCATCCTCAGCGCCACCTACCGCGTCGCGAGCTTCGTTCTGTTGACGCCTGGGAGCGGCTACAGCGAGCTGCCGATCGTGGACATCGACGGCCCGGCTGCAGGCACGATCAGCCTCACGCCGAATATCCAGCCCCGGCACCGCCTCGTGCGCCAGGAGCTTGCGGTGGACGAGTTCATCGTCGTGAAAGACCTGCCGCTCACGCCCGGCGACACGCTGGTGGTCAAGGCCAGCGCTTCCGTCGCCGTGAAGGTGATCGAGTAAGCCTCTCCCAGGCCGTCCGCCCGAACTGCCCCTCCGAGCTGATCTCTCAACGGACGCCACAAGCGACGGCAGGGCAGGCGCATGTCTGGCTCACCGGGCGGGGACCGGCTCGCACTCGAAAGGTCCCCGCACTGTGCCAATGTCGACCACGTCCTTCGTCTTGCAGGGCGGCCTGGACCTTGTCTCGCCAGCCATTGCTCTCCCGCAAGGCCGTGCTATCGCCGCCCTGAACTATGAGTCCGAGGCGCGCGGCTATAGCCGCATAGGAGGCTTCGAGCGCTTCGACGGCAGGCCGTCTCCCTCCGCCGGCGGGGACGCCGCGACGATCGCGGCTCGGCGCGCGGCCATATCCAAACCGCCAGGGCAAGGCCCGATCCGGGGCGTCGTCATCTACGAGCGCGACATCTACTGCTTTCGGGACAGCCTCTCGGGCGCTGGGCAGATGTTCAAGTCGACGGCCGACGGCTGGGCGGCGATCAGCTTCGGCCTGACGCTCGCGTTCAGCGCCGGCACGGTCGAGTTCAACGAAGGCGCGACGCTCTCCGGCGGCACGTCCGCCGCGACGGCCGTCATCGACCGCGTCGTTCTCCAATCCGGCGCCTGGAATGGATCGGCGGCAGGATACCTCGTGGTGTCGGGCGCGATCGGCACGTTCGTGGCCGAGCAGGGCACCGACAGCCAGGGCGGCAAGGGAGCCATTTCATCCCCGGCTCCGATCAAGCTGGCCGGCGGCGGGCACTACGACTTCACGGTTCACAACTTCTACGGCGCGGCGCGACGTCGCCGCCTCTATTTCACAAGCGGCGTCGACACCGCATACGAGTTCGACGGCAAAGCGCTCTCCCCGATCCGCACCGGCAACCAGTCCGGCACGCAGACCGAGTTCACGAACGTCATGACGCGGGATGGCAGCACGGTCCTGACGCGAGCCGGCGACACTCCCGCGCTGCGCGGGGAGACCGACAAGCCGACCCACATCGGCGTTCACTCCAACCACCTCTTCCTCGGCTTCGATGCCGGCTCGCTAATGCACTCCGGCGTCGGCGAACCCTTGGACTTTCGAACCACCGCGGGTGCCGGAGAGATGTCCTTCGGCGCGGCTCCCACTGGCATCCTCTCGTCCGTGTCTACGTCGCTGGTCATCTTCGGCCAGTCGCGCGTCGAGTACCTTCAGGGCACCGACAGCGAGACTTTCGAGATGAAGCCGATCTCCGACAGCTCCGGCGCGGCTCGCTGGTCGGCGCAAGTCGCAGGGGAGTCCCCGATCTACCTCGACGAGGGCGGGCTTCGGAACCTCACCACGACATCTGCCTTCGGCGACTGGCGCATGGGCACGCTGTCCCAGCTCATCGAGCCGTTGATCCGCGCCAAGCGTGAAGCGAGCGTCCCGGTTGTCGCCTCCATCACCGTGAAGGCGAAGGATCAGTATCGCCTCTTCTTCGCGGACGGCACGGGAATAGTGCTCTACCTTGGGCGAGAGAAGCCCGAACTCATGCCGTTCCGGCTCCCGTCCGCGATCTTCTGCGCCTATTCGAGCGAGGTCAGAGAGGGCGACGGTGAGCGCACATTCGTGGGCTCCCAGGACGGCCACGTTTACGAGATGCAGAAGGGTCCGTCGTTCGATGGGGCGCCCGTTCCTGCGTATATCCGCCTCGCCTGGAACGGGCTGGGCTCTCCGAACATGGAGAAGCGCTTCCACAGCGCTCGGGTGGAGACGGATAACGCCTCCTCGATGTCGGTCGGGTGCCGCTACCACGTCGACTACAACGCGACCGAGAACCTTGCCGGCGAGCTGCGCAGCTATGCCGTCGCGTCCGGCTCGGCCGATCTGATGGCGGCCACCCTGAACTATGCCGACGTCGATTGGACGCTCGCCGCCGCGGGCGAGATCAACCTCGACGATCTGGCCGGCATCGGGCGGAACATCGCGCTGACGTTCATCACCGAGCACACCACCGAAGACCCCCACACCCTCACCGCGCTGACGCTGAATTTCAGCCCGCGCCGCCAGCTTCGATAGGGCTCCCATGGCGACGAACCAATATATCTACGAGCTGACCGACTCCTGGAACAGCATCGGCACGAGCTACAACGGCATCAAGATCAACGTCTCGGATGCCGCGTCCGCCCCCGACTCGAAGCTCCTCAACCTCCAGATCGGCGGCGTTGCGAAGTTCACCGTCGACAAGCTCGGCAACCTCGTCGCCAAGAGCATCGCCATCACGGACGCGATGCCGATCGCGAGCGGCGGCACCGGCGGCAAAACAGCGGCGGAGGCTCGAACCGCGCTTGGCCTCGACAACACCTACGTCGCCAAGGCGGGCGATCGCCTGACAGGCTCGCTGTCGCCCAAGGTGGTCGATCACGGCACGAAGGCGTCCGTGACCGAGGAGTTCAAGTATGCGGACGGCAACGTCCATAAGGTCACGGTCGCCGGCTCCCTCGTCATCAACCCGACCGGGATGGTCGAGGGCGACGTGATGCAGATCAACCTGATCTACTCCAGCGGCTCGATCTCGATCAGCGGGACGACCTATTGGGAACTCGGCGCGGGCACCAAGAGCACTGCGATTGCAGACACGGGCGTCGTCCTCACTGCGGGCACGCCCTATCGCCTGATCCTTGAGATCGTCGCCGATCGGCGAACGGCGGCCATCCAATGAGCCTTCCGAGCGGCAAGAAGCTCTTGATCGCAGGACGCAAGGTGAAGGGCGGCGAGCAGTCGTACCTTTCGCCGGGCAGCTACATCTTCACGGTCCCAGCGGGCGTCACCTCCATCAGCGCTGTTGCGATCGGTGCCGGCGCGAATGGCTCCTATGGGGCCTATGGCGGAGGCGGCGCTGCGCTCGCCTACCGCAACAACATCCCGGTCACGGCTGGACAGCAAATCTCGATCGTCGTGCCATCGGTCGGCTCAGGCCAGCCGGCGCAGGTTGGTAGCCTCCTCAGCGCAGCGAGCGCGAGCGGACAGAGCGGGGCTCCGGCGTCCAGCGGGACGGGCGTTGTCTCGTATGCTGGCGGACCCGGCGGCACCTACTACAGCGGCTACGGCGGGGGCGGCGGGGCGTCGGGCGGGTACAACGTCGGCGGCGGCACGGGCGCGGCCTACTATTCGTATCAGCAGCCAACGGTAACGCAGAACCCGGATACCGGCAGTGACTCTTGGACGTTCACGGGCGGCCTCGCGGCGTATTCGGACACCAAGATCGAGCCCTTCGCCGAGAGCATCACCTATCAGCCCGAACTCTATCGCGTCGTCGGCGACCCCAAGGGTGTCCCGCCTGACACGAAGAGATACCCTTGGTCCTACGCGGGCTTCTACGCCTCGTATATGACCAGCGGCTACTACCAGTACGAGATGACGAACGGCCGCCAGTCCGGCGGGACGACAACGACATACAGCACCGCCTATGCCGAAGCCGCGGCGTCCGGCTCAGCCGGCAGCGGGCGCGGCGGATCGAGCGGAAGCCCAGGCGAGGGCGTTGCCCCCTACGGCTTGGCCTCCCGCTCGACGGGCGACTATGGGCGCGGCGGCGGCGCCCTCTCAACAGCCGCAACCAGCGGCGCCGTCCGCATCATCTGGGGCAAGGATCGAGCCTTCCCGAGCACACAGGCAGGTCAGATATGAACTACAGGCTCCGCGCAAACGGCCGCTATCCGCTCACCGCCGAGGATATCCGCGAAACCGCATCGGCCCTGTTCGGGGCGACGCCTCCGTTGGACGTCCTGGAGAAGGTCGGAGCTGACATCGTCCAGCCGACAACCATGCCCGGCTTCGACTTGCTCACCGAGGTCGTCATTGAAGGCCCGCCGAAGAAGACCGATGGTGTCTGGCGCCAGACTTGGATCGTCACCACAAAACCCGGCCCCGAGTCTCGCGACATCAACGCCGAGCGCGACCGGCGCATCCGAGCCGGCTTCACCTTCGAGGGCGTCGCCTTCGACTATGACGACGCCTCGCAGAAGCGCATCACCGGCGCTGCGACGCTCGCCGGCTTTGCCGTTGCCGCCGGCTCGCTGCCGGGCGATCTGCGGTGGCACGGCGGCACGAGCGACTTCGTCTGGATCGCACGCGACAACACCCTCGTGCCGATGGACGCGCGGAAGTGCTTCGCCTTCGGGGAAGCCGCGGCCGCGCAGGAGAGCGCCATCATCTTCGCGGCGAAGGCGATCAAGGAGACCTCGCCGGCCCCGTCGGACTTCGCCCACGATCGGTACTGGCCGTCCTGAAGGGCGGCTTTTCCTCCCGCCCCGCTCTATCCTCCCGCCTTGAAGGCACGCTCGCATGTCGAACACCGATCCGCTCAAGCTGACCGCCGCCGCACCGGCCGTCACCTCCGCTGGCGTGAAGGCGCTGACCACGCCGGACGTCGCGAGCACCGCGCTCTCGACGCCGAAGACCGGGCTTGCGCAGGGCGCGGCCTGGAAGGAGACCCTCCCGGCTCAGATCAACGACAGCGTCGCCGACAAGGTGAAGGAGCTGTCGTCGCAGGACAGCGTGCTGATGCAGCAGGCGAAGGCCGACGGCCTGAAGATCGCCAACCGCCGCGGCCTCCTCAACTCCTCGATGGCCGCCGGCGCCGTTCAGGACTCCACGCTCCGCTCCATCCTGCCGATCGCCGCCCAGGACGCCAATCAGGCGTTCCAGAAGAACATGCAGGGCAAGGACTTCGAGTTCAGGATGCTCGGGCAGGACGACGACCAGGAATGGCAGAGCGGCGAGAAGGGGCTGGATCGCGCGTCGACCGAGGGCATCGCGAAGGCGCAGCGCGAACTCGATATCCTGATGCAGGACAAGAACATCTCCCTGCAGGAACGGCAGCAGCTCCGCGACATCTCCTCGCGAGAGGGCATGGCCGCGGCCGAGCGCGCGTTGCAGGAGATGATGCAGGGCCGCGATATCGCGTCGCGCGAGGGGCTGGCGAACCAGGACCGCATCAACCAACAGCTTCTTCAGGACCGATCCCTCAACGTGCAGGTGGGCTTGGCGGCACAGGATCGCGCCAATCAGCAGCTTACCCAGGAGAGGGAAATTGCCTACCAGACGGCAGAGAGGAACCTTGACCGCGGCCTTCAGGAGAAGCTCGCGTCCTGGAACCTCAAGTCCTCGGATCGCGGGCAGGCGGCGCAGATGCTGGTGAACATGCAGGCAGCGTTTCAGGACAGCTACACTGCGCTCATGGCAAACCCGAACCTCGACGCTGGTGCGCGCGAGGCGCAGATCGTGTCCGCGCGGAACCTGCGCGACAAGAACATCAACATGGTCGAGCAGATGTATGCCATCGACCTGAAATGGACGGACGCCGACTTCGCCCCCGCGGCTCCCGTCGCGGCGCAGTCGACCAAGCCGTTCAACCCGGAAAGCTATCTGGCGGCCAACCCTGATGTCGCTGCCGCAGTGGATGCCGGGCTCATCACGCCCGAACAGCACTACGAGATGTTCGGCAAGACGGAAGGGCGGCGCTGGTGATCCGGCCCGCCACCTTCGGCGACATTCCCGGCATCGTCGCGGTTCTCCAGGACGGCCATCGCCGATCGCACTATGCTCTGACCGGCTGCATGATCGACGAGCGTGAGACCAAGCGTCTCCTCGTCCAGGCGATCCAGCGACATGGCTCGAAGAACCTCGGCGGGACATGGGCGGTTGTCGCCGAGACGAATGGCCGGGTCACAGGCGTCCTGGTCGGCACCCTGTCGCGCCTCTACGGGATTTACGACCGCCTCATGGCCAGCGATCTGTTCTGGCTCGCGGCCGAGGACGTCGACCCGGCCGATCCCATCCGGCTCATGAAGAGCATGATCGAGTGGGCCGAGGCCGCACCCGACTGCATCGAGATGAAATGCGGGACAAGCGCGGTGATCCGCGCCGATCCGAAGGAAGCCGGGCGCGCCCTTGAGCGGCTGGGCCTGAAGCACTACGGCGAAATCTATCGAATGGAGTTCAACCGATGAGCGGCATCGTTTCCGGCATCACGAAGGTCTTCCAGTCCGTCGGCTCGGCCGTGGCGCGCGTTGGCCAAGCCGTCAGCGCCGTTGGCGCCGCGACCTTCACCGCGGGCGCCGCGACGGGCGCGAAGTCGCTCGCATCCGGCGGGCTGTCCCAGGTCGCCTCCTCGATGGGGAACAGCGTCCTCGGCAACGTCCTCACCGGCGCGGTGAAGCAGGCGGCGATGGGCGCGATCATCGGCGGCGGCATCAGCGCGCTGACCGGCAACGGCTTCGGCAAGGGCGCGCTCATGGGCGGGCTTGGCGGGGCAGTCACGGGCGGGCTCACGGGGCTCGCGTCCGGCACCGGCTTGATGCCAGCGGCGGCCACGACCGCGCCGGCGGCGGACGCGGGCTTGCAGGCGGCGCAGACCGCGACAGGCGTCGCTCCGACCGGCATCACGTCATCGGCGCCGAACTCCGCGCGGTTCGGAGAGAACGTCCCGGCCGCGAACGGCCGCGGCGGACTCGCGTCGGCTCTCAACGATCAGACGGCGTCGCTGACGCGCGGCGCGGCGGCGGCTCCGGCGGTTGCTGCCGCTGCGGCCCCTGCGGCGGCCGCTGGTGGCGGCGGCGGGCTGATGAGCTTCCTCGGCACGGAGACGGGCGGCAACGTGCTGGCCGGGCTCGGGGAGGGCGCGATGGCCTATTACAAGAGCAAGGAGGACGACAAGAAGCTGAAGATGCAGGCGGAGGAATACGACAAGTCGCGCGCGACCGAGCTGGAGAAGGAGATGCGCCTGCGCGCCTCGTACAACATGAGCGATGCCGTCTACGAGAAGCCGATGCCGCAGGACACGACGGTTCGTCCGACGCCGGCTCAAGCCTATGGCCGCACGCGCTTCGAGTACGATCCGGCCCAGGGGCGCATCGTCTCCGTCGCCGCCTGACGCAGCGGGCGCTTGACGCCCGAGCGCCCCGAGCTTACGCAGGTATTTAGACCCTGCCACCGAACCGAATGAGCCCGCCCGCTTCCAGCGCGGCGGGTTTTTGCTGTTCCCCGTTCAAGGAGGGTTCCCCATGGCCGCAAGCGGATCGAAGGGCGGATCGTCCTCTTCGTCGAGCAAGGGCGCCAGCTCTTCCTCCTCCAGCAAGTCCTCGTCGACATCGAGCGCGAGCAAGTCGACGTCCTCGGGCGGCATCGGCTCCGATCGCAGCGCCAGCGCGTCGTCGACCAGCTCGTCGAGCAAGTCCGCGTCCGCGTCCAGCGCGTCATCCGCCAGCCGCAGCGCGCCCTCGTCTTCGTCCTCGATGGGGCCAAGCTCGCGATCGAGCACAGGCGCGGCCAGTAAGTCGGCGTCGACAAGCACGGCCTCCCGATCGGCTCCGGCGAACACCAGCGCCCCGTCCTCCTCCATGGGGTCGGCCTCGCGATCCAGCACCGGGCCAACGGCGTCCAAGAGCACGACGACCGCTGCCGGCAAGACCGGGCGGGTATCGAGCGCCCCCGACTCCGCGCGTTTCGGCGGCAGCGCTCCGACGCCATCGGCGAGCAGCCTGCGTTCTGGCCCCGATGCGTCTCGCTTCGGCGGCTCTGCGATGACCCCCGCGGCCAGCAGCCTGCGCACCGGGCCGGCGCCGAGCTCCGTCACGCGCAGCATCACGGCTGATCGGGGCGAGCGCGTCACCAGCGGCACCGTCGGTCGCCAGTCTTCCACCGGCGGCGTCTATGCCAACGGCGGGACCAACAGCGGGCTTCCCGGCGCCTCCCCCGCGGCGACCGCTCCCGCGGCCGCAGGAAAGACCGGACGGGTCGGCACCGGCCTCGCCGCCGGCCTCACCTCCACGCCGACTGTCGGTCGCGTCAACGCTTCAGGCGGCGTGTATGCGGACGGCTCCACCGACAGCAGCTTCGGCAAGGCGCCGAAGGGCACAGTCGGGCGGACGTCATCCGTTGGCGGCGTCTACGCGAATGGCGGCACGAACACCGGCTTGCCGGGCACGACACCTCCTGCGACCTCCCGGTTCGGAGAGAACGTGCCGGCAGCGAAGGGACCTACGGGGCTCGCGTCCGCGCTGAAGACCCAGCAGCTCCCCGGCAACTACGGCGCCGACTTCGCGCCGGCTGTCCGCGCTGCGAACAAGATCAGCGACGACCGGCTGGGCGCATGGGATGGCGCGCTCGCATCAGTCCGCAAGGCCGAGGCGCAGAAGGCGCCGAACCCGAAGACCGGGAAGCCCGACGCATACAACGGCCTCGTCGGCCCGAAGAAGGGCAAGAAGACCCCGACCCACGCCGACCTGGAGAACATGACGATCGCCGAGGTCATGTCGTACCAGAAGGGGATGCTCAGGGACGGGCACCTCTCGACGGCCGTCGGCGCCTACCAGATCATGCGCGACACGCTGCCCGAAGTGGCGGCTCAAGCGGGCATGGACATCAACAAGACGAGGTTCACGAAAGCGACGCAGGACCAGCTCGCCCGGACCCTCGCCGATGATAAGCGTGCCACCCAGGCGGCTCGCAGCCGGAAGGGGCTGACGCCGGAAACCTATGCGCGAACCCTCGCTCAGGAATGGGCCGGGCTCGCCGTTGAGGACGGCCGCAGCTACTACGCCGGCGACGGCCTCAACAAGGCGACGGTCGGCTACGGCGAAACGCTGGCGGCCGCGCGAAACCTCGTGAACTCTGGCGCCGTCGGCGATGCTCGGCTCGACGGCACCGCGCCGGGTCCTGTCAGCGCCATGGCGCCGGGTCGAACGGATCGCGTCACTGCGGCCCCGAAGAACGTCCCGTCCCCGACGGCGCGCCCTGGTGCCGGGAAGATCACCGACGCCGTCCGCGCCGCGGCGACCCGTCGAGGCGTCGACCCGCAGGCTGTCGCAGACTATGCCGATCGGTACGGCATCGACCCGAACAACGCCGCTCTCGCCGTGTCGCCCGCGACCCAGCAGGGCTACACCGCCAACGTCGGCTTTGCAGCGGACGGCACGCCCATTCCCGGCAAGGCGATGGGCATGGACGTCGCTGTAGCGGCGCCCGCTACAAACCGGTTCGGCGAGAAGTATCTGAGCCCCGCTTCACAGCCCGCGCCCGCCGCGGCGAAGAAGGAGCGCACGCTTCCCGACAAGGTTCTGGCCGGCGCGATCGACGTCGGGATCGGCATGGTCCCCGGCATCGGCACCGCGGCCGGGCTCTATGGCTTGGCGGCTCCGCTGCTCGGCCTGCCAACCGTTGGCGACATGGCGCTTAATCTCCGGGACAAGAACACCTTCGATCTCGCCGCGAGCCTGCGCGGCGGAAACGCATCGCGCGGATCGCAAGGTGAGGGGACGGCCCCGCCATCGTCGATCCCGCCGACGGCGAAGAACGAGGAAGAGGCTCCCGCTCCAGCGGCCCAGGCTTCGACATCGTCTTTCGCGGCAAAGTATCTCGGTTTCAGTGACCCGACGCCGCGCCCCACGCCCGAGCAGAAGTGGGGATCGTCTGGCGCCAACTCAGTGGCCTACGCGCTCTGATTAGAGCGGGAAGCCGTCGCAGCCGGCTTCGTCGACCGGCCGGCAAACCAACGTGGCGGTGTCGGATACCTTCTTGCCGTTTCTGCTGACGGCCGTCTCATCCTCGACGCCGGCGGGCAAGCCCGCGCTGCCCGAGCCGTCATCCATGCGGTACGAAAGCTCCCACCCGTTCGCGAAGCCCACTTGGCTGCTGTAGGCGTTGCTGCACGAGAAGTTCAGCGTCGTCTGCTCGCACTTCCCTTTGAAGCAGACTTCCGCCCGCGGCGCCGGCGATGACACCGACCCGTCGGTGTAGTTGGCGCAGCCTGCCCAGGCCGGTCCAGCCGCGAGCACACCAATCCCGACCACCAAGAACTTCAGCATTGCTCTGTCTCCGCTCGAGCGTGCTTTCCGAGGAGTGAACCGATGGAACCTGAACAGGTTGCCGCGCCGGTCCGCGATGATGCTGCCGCACCGGCCGCTGCGCAAGAGCCTCGCCGTCTGTCCGCTGACGAACAGAAGGCGTCTCCCGAGGAGCAAGAGCTTTACAGTCGGTTCGTCGCCAAGGCGTTCATGCTGGTCTACGACAAGGCGTTCCTGCCGAAAGCCGTCGACATGCTCGGCGGGGAGGGCGACCCGCAGGAAGGGCTCGCCCGCCTGTCCGCACAGGTGACGATCCGCGTCATGCGCTTGGCGAAGGAAGCCGGGCAGGAGCTGCCGGGCGACGTGCTCTTCGCCGCGGCCAAGGAGGTCTTCGAAGACCTCGCCGAGCTGTCCCGCGTCGCCAACGTCTTCGATTACAGCCAGGACGAGGACGCGCTTGAGGGCGCCTACTTCCGAGCCCTCGACCATTTCCGAATGGAGATGGAGGGCGACGGCAGCATCGACCGCGAGTCCGCGCAGGCCGACCTCAACACGCTTCAGCAGATGGACGAGGCAGGTGAGCTGGAAGGCTACTTCCGCCAACTCGCCGAGCGCGACGGCGCCAACCGCGCCGCGCCTGTAGGCGAGGAGGAAGCCGCGCCGAAGAAGCCTGCGCCCAAGCGCACGGGCCTCATGCCGCAGGGAGCGAAATAATGGCCGGTCTTCTCGGGTTTCTCGCCGCCGGTGTTGCCAAGGGCGCGGGCGCAGGCATCGTCGCTGAAGCCAAGGCCAAGCGCGAGGCGGCGATTGCCGAGCTGGAGAACTCCCGCCTCCTCTCCCGTGAAGCCACGGATCGCGAGTTCCGCTCGAAGGAAGGCCAGCTCGATCGCAATGCGCGCCTGTCGGAGTCGCAGGCCGATCGTGACTTCCGCGCCAAGGAAGGCGAGCTGGATCGCACGTCGCGAGCCGATCTGACTCGCATGGGCCAGGAGGAGACGATCACCGGCGAGGGCGGCGAGCTTCTCGTGCGCAGCGGCGACAAGACCCGCCGGGTGACGGACGAGGCGGGCAAGCCGGTGAAGGCGCTATCCAAGACCAGCGACACGCCTGCCGACGTCCGCACGGCCGAATGGCTCATCACCAAGGGCATCGTGAAGACGCCAGAGGAAGCCTGGAAATACGTCCGCCAGACGCGCGGCAGCGACGCCACGCCGATGGAAATCGAGAAGATGGTCGAGACGGCCGTCAAGACCGAGCTCGGCGACAGCATCGGGGCGCCGGATCCGAAGGCAGTCGAGGAGTCGCGCACGCGCAATCGCGACCGCATCCTGAAGGGTCTCGGCATCGGCGAGACGGAGGCCGACGCCGACAGCTCCAAGACGACGACGGCGGCGACCGCGCGGCCCGAAGGCATGTCCGACGCGCAAGCGATCGACGAAGCCCGCAAGGCGATTAAGCTCGGGGCTCCCCCCGAAATGGTTCGCAAGCGTCTTCAGGACGCCGGGATCGACCCTGACAAGGCGGGCCTCTGATGGGAATGTTCGACGACCTGATCCCGGGACAGAGCGCGCCGGCTCAAAAGGGCGCGCGCCCGTCCACGACCGGGGCTGGCTTCTTCGACGATCTCATTCCCCCGACCGCGGCGACGTCCGGCGTGAAGCCGAAGCCGATCAAGGAGCCATATGCGCCAGGCGAAGAGCCGGGCTATCTGAGCAACCTCGCCCGCGGTGTCGGCGAACGTGCGCTCGACGTCGTCGCCGGCATGAACGACTCAACGCTCGCGCTGCTCGACAAGGTCGGGCTCGACACGAAGTCCGGCTTTCTCGGCGATGTCCGGCGTGGGAGCGAGGCGGCGAAGAACGCTGACCTCGGCTATCGCGAGGGCACGAGCTGGGACGATTTCAAGCAATCCCCGGTCGCCAGCTTCATCCCCTTCGCGCTTGAACAGGGCATCGTTTCCGCGCCCGACATGGCCTTCGCAGTCGCGAACCTGCCCGGCTACGTCTATGCCCGCACCGGTGAACTGGCCGACCAGCGCGCCGAGAACAACGGCATCGAGAACGCCACGTTCGGCGATCTCCTTGCCACGCTCCCGGCCGCCGCCGCGTCCGCGATGCTCGAACGCCTGGGCGTCGACAAGATGTTCGGGCTCGGCGAAGTCGCCACCCAATCGCTGAAGCAGGTGCCGAAGGCCGCCGGCAAGGCTGCGCTCATCGAAGCCGGCACCGAAGCCGCGCAGGAGGGCATCGAATATACGGGCTCGAACCTCGGGACCGTGAAGGGCTTCGACCCCGCCGAAGCTGGCGAGCAAATGCTGGCCGGCGCTGTTGGTGGCGCGGGCTTCGGCGGCGCCGTCCGCGCGGGCACCGCCACCGGCGAGGTTCTGACCCGCAGGAAGGCCGGCACCGACGACCTGCTGCCCGAAGGCGTGGGCCGAGCTGAAGACGTCCTCGACGAGGTCGAGCCGGAAACCGTTGTGCCGGTTCCGGCCGATCGCGAGCGTCTCGACAGCACCCGCCTGACGGACGAGGACCGCGCGTCGCCGATCCCGAACGACCTCATCGACGACGGCAAGGCGATCATGGATGGCGAGCGTTCGCCCTTCTCGTCGCGCCCGGCCATGACGGACGAGCGCGACGCGCGCCTCGCCGATGTGTTCTTCGAGCAGGATATCCAGCGCGCCGCCGAAGGCGTGCCGGTTCGCTCCGGCCTGGATCCGCGCGCCGCGCTCGCCGCGCCCGTCGAAGAACCCGACTTCGACATGAGCGAGATCGAGGACCGCATCCGGCAGGACGTCGAGGAGGATGGGCTTCAGTCCGCCGACGCGCGCCCCTCCTTCCTCGATCGCCTCTCCCCGGAGGAAGCCACCGCCTACGCCTCGGCGCCCGGCGTGAACCGCGCCATCGCGCGCCGGCTCGGCGTGAAGATCGACGAGCTGGATGCCAAGGGCGACACGGAGCGCGCCAACCGCCTCCGCTCCAAACTCGGCCCGATCCTCCAGAGCTTCGGTGCCGGTAGCCGGGAATCGACCGCACGGACCGCTCCACCCCGCGCCCGATCGACGGCCCCGGCCGCGTCGCGCTCGACCGGCCTTCGCCCCTTTGACGACGGCTCGCGCAACGCGCCCGTCACGATCTTCAACGCTTCCGACCTCGACGACATCGCGCCGCGCATCGCGGCCCCGTCTGAGGGGCAGGCCAAGGCCGGCAACTACGCGAAGGGCCACGGCGACTGGAACGGCCTCTCGATCAGCGTGGAAACGCCGAAGGGCGGCACCCGCAGCGGCAAGGGACCGGACGGCTCCACCTGGGAAGTCGAGATGCCCGCCCACTATGGCGACATCAAAGGCACCAAGGGTGCCGACGGCGATCCGATCGACCTCTACATGGGCGACGATCCCGCCTCCGATACCGTCTTCGTCGTCGATCAGAAGGATGCCGAGACGGGCGCCTTCGACGAGGTGAAGGTGTTCGGCGGCGTCAACGACGAGACGGACGTCGCCTCGATCTACGAGGCCGCCTTCTCAGACGGCAAGGGCGGCGCTCGCCTCCAGGATATCCACGAGACGACCGTCGACGGCCTGAAGGATTGGCTGGCGAACGGCGACACGACCAAGCCCTTCGGCGAGGCCCCGACGAAGCCGCTTCCCAAGAAGCCCGTCACCTCCATGCTACGCCGAGCCGGCGGCATCGACCCCAGCTCCACGCTCGCGGGCGAACTCCGCTCCATGGGCATCACGTCGCGGACAGCGCCGGGCCTCTTCCGGCGAGGCGGCATGGGCGCGGCCGACAACTTCGTGCGCGAGGAGCACGAGCTTTTCGCGAACGGGCCGGATGACGGTAACGGCTACATTCCCGAGAGCGAGATCCTCGAAGCGCTCCGGCGCGAGATGGCCGGCGACCCGATCCGCACCGCGGACGAGTTCGAGCGCGAGCGCGCGGCCCAGCCGCAGCCGGACGAGGACGCGCCCCGCTCCGGGCCCCGCCGCGCCCGCTCACAGCCTGTTTCCGACCCGGCTGCAGAAGTTGATCGCATGATCGACGTCTATGGCTTCCCCGACAGCCCCGAGTTGAGGCAGATTGCCGAGGACTTCATTGCGCAGGGGCTCGACCCCGAGGACGCGATGGTGGCGGCCGCAGAGCGGACCATCCAGGAAAAGGCGCAGCCCAATGAAGCAGCCACAGCCGACGCAGACATCGGCATCCCATTCTTCGCAGGAGACGCCGGCTGGGAAGCCGAAGCTGACGCCGAAGCAGTGGGGGCAGGCGGCCCGGTCGTTCAAGAAGCAGGCGACGGAGAACCCCGAGCGAGCGGCCGAGCTGACGGAGTTGAGCCAGATCGCGGCGGCGAGCGCACGACTCCGGTCCGCGCAGGCGATGCGCAACAGGTAGAGGCCGGCGCCGACGGCAAGCCGCAGCTTGTCATCCCCGGCGCCGAGGCGATCGGGCAGGGCGCCCAGGCCCAGCGCAAGGCAGACGCCGCGCTGAAGGCGAAGGCCCAGCAGAAGGACATGGACGTCGGCATGTTCGGCTCTGGCGTTGACCAGACCGACTTGCTCGACCTCCCGGCGGCCAAGCCGAAGGCGGCAACCAGTGCAGAACCTGCACCTGTTGCGAAAGCCCCCGATCCGGTTGCCGCGGAAACCAATTCGGAAACCAATCCGACCAAACCAAAGACCAAAGACGAGAAGCCCCCGCGCACGCTGCGCGAGGATTGGGGCGTCGAGGATATCGACGGCTGGACGGAGATCGAGGGCGGCGCCAACACGCCCACCGACAGCGGCCTGCGCGGCGGCGTGAAGGATGCCTTCCTCCTCGATGCCAAGAACTTCATGCAGGATGTCGCCAAGCGGCTCCAGGCCAAGGGCTTCGCCCCGCACGTCGACAAGAAGGGCAAGCCCGATCGCGCTGTCAGCGTGAACGAAGCCGGCCCGGCGGTGTCCGGCGAAGTCTCCCTGACCCTCGCCCACCCCGAAAGCGGCTCCGGCATCTACGCGCAGATCAGCCATAGCGGCCGCCTGCGGATCCTGTATCGTTCGACCACCCCGGCCGATAAGTTCGGCTCGCGGTCCATGAACCAGTGGGGCGGCGAAGACCTCAACGCGGAGGACTTCGCCAGCCTTCTTGAGAAGACCGCCCTGCGCGGCGCTCCGGCGTCGAAGCCGGCACCCGCGAAGGAAGAAGGCACCAATGGCCGCACAGTCCCGCTGGAAGACGATGGCCAGGGAGCACCTGCGAGAGTTCCTGCCGACCCTGCACCGCGAGCTGAAGGAGAGCGGGAAGCTGGCGATCTGGCTCGACCGGCGCGTGAACGAGACGCACCGGATAATGGCCGAGCAGACCAGCCTCGGAATGACCGAGGCGGAAGCGTGGGAAGTGGCACGCGAGCACCTTCTCCCGACGCCGGAACCGGAAGCGGACGAGATGGATCGGCCGACCGACCCCGATCTGACGAAGCTGGCGTTCGGGACGCTGGCGCTGGACGAGGACGAGGACGATCTGACTTCCGCATAACCGCGCCCGAGGAGATCGGCGCCGGCGGGCAGAAGACGAAGTTCGACAACAACCTGCGCGCCATCGAACTCATCGAGGAGCTGGCCGGCAGCGTTCCCACCGACGAGCAGAAGCGCGAGCTGTCGCGCTATGTCGGCTGGGGCGGCATCCCGCAGGCGTTCAAGCGGCCGGACGGCACCTATGCCGAAGGCTGGGAGCCCCGCGCCAAGAAGCTCGAGGCGATCCTGTCCAAGGATGCGCTCGCCGCGGCCAAGCGCTCGACCCAGGACGCCCACTACACCAGCCCGCAGATTGTCTCCGCCGTCTGGCGCGCGGCACAGCGCCTTGGCTTCAAGAAGGGCCGCGTGCTCGAACCGTCCGTCGGTGTCGGCAACTTCCTCGGTCTGCGTCCCGACGGCGTGGACGCCCGCTTCACGGCCGTGGAATATGACGACACGACCGCGGCCATCGCCAAGGCGCTCTATGGCGCGTCCGACGTCCACCATCAGGGCTTCCAGGATTTCACCGCGCCCGACGGCTATTTCGATCTGGCGATCGGCAATCCGCCCTTCGGTTCGCAGAAGCTGTTCGACCCCAAGCGGGCGCACCTGAACAACTTCTCCATCCACAATATGTTCTTCGCCAAGTCGGTCGACCTCCTGCGGCCGGACGGCGTTCTGGCGATGGTCGTCTCGAACTCGTTCCTCGACGCCGTCGTGAAGGACAAGGCTCGCCGCTACATCGCCGGCAAGGCCGAGTTCCTGGGCGCGATCCGCCTGCCGAACGACGCCTTCGCGAAGAACGCCGGGACCGAAGTCACCACCGATATCGTCTTCCTGCGCAAGCTGAAGGACGGCGAGGCGACGACCGGCGAGAGCTGGACGGACACGGCCTATGTGCCGGACCCGCTCGGCGGCGAGGACATGCCGCTGAACGAGTATTTCGTGCGCAACCCCGACATGATGCTCGGCACCTTCCAGCGCTCGGGCTCGATGTACCGGGCCGGGACGACGGCGCTTATCGCGAAGGAGGGCGTCGACATGGAAGCCGCTCTCGACGCGGCGATCTCCAAGCTGCCGCGCGACGTGATGGGCGACTGGACGAACGAGGCGGTCGAGCGCTCGCGCGCCGCCCAGGTCGACAAGACCGTCAAGGTCGGCTCGATGTTCCTCGACGAGAAGGGCGACGTCGCCGTGCGCGGCGAGAACTTCGGCACGGAGGCCCGCGTGGAGTCCGCCGGGCTCACCGGCAAGGCGCTCGAACGGGCCAAGGGCCTGATCCAGATCCGCGACGCCCTCACGGAGCTGCGCGGGCTCCAGCTATCCGACACCGCCAACGGCCGGTTCCTCGACGAGGCGCGAGCCGAGCTGAACCGGGCTTACGATGCCTTCGTGAAGGCGAACGGCCCGATCTCGATGGACTCCAACCGCCGCGTCTTCGGCGAGGACCCGACGTGGCCGCAGCTCGCCGCGTTGGAGGATAATTTCGACAAGGGCATAACCCCCGACGCGGCCAAGAAGACCGGCGAGACGCCGCGCAAGCCGAGCGCGAAGAAGGCTGCGATTTTCTCCAAGCGCACGCAGTCGCCCTATTCGCCCCCGACGTCGGCCGCCAACGCCAAGGACGCGCTCACCGCCGCGCTCTCCGTTTCGGGCCGCGTCGACATGGACTTCATGTCCCGCCTGACCAACCGCTCGGAAGCCTCGCTTTTCGACGAGCTGTCGGGCCTCCTCTTCAAGACGCCCGACGGCTCGCTCGTCACCCGCGAGGATTACCTGTCGGGGAACGTGAAGGCGAAGCTCGCCGCAGCCCGCGAGGCCGCCAAGCGCGACCCGTCGCTGGCCGGCAACGTCTCGGCGCTGGAAGCGGTGCAGCCGACTGACATCGAGGCCGCCGACATCGACGTGAAGCCGGGCGCCCATTGGGTGCCGGGCAAGTACGTCGCCGACTTCATCAACCACATCACGGGAGCGGGCGGCGCGACGGCCATCTATTCCCGCCTCTCCGGCCAGTGGAGCGTGCAGCTCGGTCGCGTCACCGAGGCCGCGCAAGTCCAGTACGGCACCAAGGACGCCGACGTCGCGAGCACGCTTCGCGCAGCGCTCGAACAGCGCGCCGTCCAAATCTTCGACCAGATCGACCGGGACACCCGCGTCCTGAACCAGGAGAAGAGCGAGGCCGCCACCGAGAAGTCGCGCCGGATCGCGGACGAATGGCGCCGCTGGATATGGTCCGACGACGCGCGCCGCCGCGACCTTGCCGCGCTCTACAACGATCAGTTCAACACCACGATCCCGCGCGAGTACGACGGCTCGCACCTCACGTTCCCCGGCAAGGTCGGCGACGATATCCTGAAGCTCCGCCCGCATCAGGCGAACGCCGTCTGGCGCATCGTCCAGGGCGGAACGACGCTCCTCGATCACGTCGTCGGCGCCGGCAAGACGTTCACGATCGTCGCCGCGGCGATGGAGCTGCGCCGCACCGGGTTTGCCCGAAAGCCGATGCTGGTCGTCCCGAACCATCTGGTCGGGCAGTGGGCGGAGGACTTCCTGCGCCTTTACCCAGGCGCCCGGGTGCTCGCCGCGACCAAGAAGGATTTCGAGGCCGGCAACCGCAAGCGCCTCTTCGCCCGCGTCTCGTCCGGCGATTGGGACGCGGTGATTGTCGCGCACTCCTCGTTCTCGAAGGTCGCGCTCGATGCCGACTTCCAGAAGGAGTTCTTCGAAGAGCAAATGGCGGACATCGACGACGCTATTCGCGAAATGAAGGCGTCGTCTGCCGGCGAGAAGGGCGACGATCGCACCGTCAAGCAGGCGGAGAAGCAGCGTGAGGCGCTGAAGGAGAAGCTGAAGAGGCTGTCCGAGAGCGGCGCCAAGGACGACAACCTGACCTTCGGCGAGCTGGGCGTCGATGCGCTCTTCGTCGACGAGGCGCACGAGTTCAAGAACCTCGCCTTCATCACGAAGCAGCGCGGCGTCATGGGCCTGGGGAACCCGACCGGGTCGCAGAAGGCCATGGATATGTTCATGAAGACGCAGTTCCTGCTGCGTCGGAACGGCGGGCGCAACGTCGTCCATGCGACCGGCACGCCGATCTCGAACACCATGGCCGAGATGTATACGGTCGGCCGCTATCTCGACCATGCCGACATGCGAGAGCGCGGCGTCGTCCACTTCGACGCCTGGGCTCGCCAGTTCGGCGAGGTGGTCACGGATTGGGAGATCAGCCCGTCCGGCAAATACAAGCTGACCGCCCGGTTCGCGAAGTTCGTGAACATGCCGGAGCTGATGCAGCGCTACGGGACGTTCGCCGACGTCATCAACCGCGACGACATCAACCGCCAGCTTAAGAGCCAGGGCAAGAAGCTCCCGATCCCGAAGATCAAGGGCGGCAAGCCGCAGAACATCATCGTTCCGCGTAGCCCGGATCAGGCGTCCTTCATCGGCGTGCCGGCGAAGGATGCGGACGGCAACGACACCGAGAACTACCCGAAGGGCTCGCTCGTCTGGCGCACGGAGAACATGCCGAAGCGCCCCGAGAAGGGCGCCGACAACATGCTCAAGATCATGGGCGACGCGCGCAAGGCCGCGCTCGACATGCGTCTCGTGGATGGCGGCTATGGCGACAATCCCGCCTCGAAGATCAACAACGCCGCCGACCGGATCAAGGCGATCTACGACAAGTGGAACGCCGAGAAGGGCGCGCAGCTCGTCTTCATCGACCTCTCCACCCCGAAGGCGGCCAAGGGCAAGGAACAGGCCCGCATCCGCGCTCTGATCGAAGCGGCCGAGGGCCGGGACGAGGAGAAGGCGGAGGCTGCGCAGGCCGAGCTGGACAAGCTCTCGCCCGACGAGATCGACGCGCTGTCCAGCGACTTCTCGGTCTACGACGACCTGAAGCAGAAGCTGATTTCGCGCGGCATCCCCGAGGCCGAGATCGCCTTCATCCACGACGCCGGCACCGAGCTGCAAAAGGACGAGCTGTTCGGCCGCGTCCGCTCCGGCCGGGTGCGCGTGCTCTTCGGCTCGACGGCCAAGATGGGCGCCGGCATGAACGTGCAGAACCGCCTCGTCGCTCTGCACCACATGGACGCGCCATGGCGCCCGTCCGACCTGGAACAGCGCGAGGGCCGGATCATCCGGCAGGGCAACGAGCTGTACGAGGCGGACCCCGAAGGCTTCGAGATCGAGATCAACCGCTACGCTACCGAGCGCACGCTCGACGCGCGCATGTGGCAGACGATCGAGGCCAAGGCCCGCTTCATCGAGCAAGTCCGCAAGGGCGCCGGCGGCCGCGAGATCGAGGACGTCGGCGGCGAGGCGGCGAACGCGGCCGAGATGAAGGCGGCGGCCTCCGGCAACCCTGAAATCCTGGAGGAGATGAACCTTCGCAAGACGGTTCGCACGCTGGAGAACCAGCGGCGCGAGCACATGCGCGAGATCACGCGCTCGGCGGACGCGATCGACAAGCTGCGCACGCTCAACGAGCGCCTGCGCCGCGACGTCCCGCTCTACCGCGCGGATGCCAAGATCGACACGAAGACGTTTGCCGCCAAGATCGGGAAGAAGTCCTTCGACAAGATGGGCGAGGCGGCCGACGCCATGGCGAAGGACGTCGCCAAGCGCGTGGAGGCGGGCGAAAAGGAGGGCGTCATCGGCTCGCTCTTCGGCGTGCCGCTGCGCTTCTCCGTCCCCTTCGACACGCCGATCATCTGGATCGAGAGCAAGATCGAGCACGAGGCGCCGCTTGGCGAGGATGACAAAGCGCTCGGCGTCGTGATGAAGCTGCGCAACGCGCTGAACGCTTCCGGGGCCAACGCCGAGGCGGCAGAGGCGACGGTGGAGCGGCAGGAGAAGGAGATCGCGCAGCTTGAGGCGCGCGGTACTCCGGCGTGGCCGAAGGAAGCCGAATACGCGGAGGCCAAGGCCAAGCACGAAGCGCTCATGGTGAAGCTCCGTCCGAAGGCCAAGCCTGCCGCGGCGCAGAAGGCCGACACCGACGAAGCACAGCTCTCCGAGATGCTGGATGGCTGGAGCGCCATCGAGGCTTCCCCGGAGCCGCGCCTGACCGCGGCGGAACAGAAGGCCGTCGTCGAGATCGTTCAGAGGGTTTCCGGCCTGTCGGACGTCGAGTTCCACGAGGCCATCCGCATTCCGAGCACGGCGAAGGGCTTCAAGGCATGGGGGCGCGAGGGCAAGGAAGGCGAGTTCGTCTCGATCGCCGGCTTCTATCACTCGATGCAGGACGTCATCGCGGTGGCGCTCAACGCCAGCGGCGACGGTCGGCGCCTTGCCTTCCACGAGTCTTTCCATCGCGTGCAGACGATGTTCCTGACGGACCAGGAGAAGGCGCTGCTCGCCGCTGAAACCAACGCGCTGCGCGCCGTCGTGGCGGCATCGGAAGGGAGGCAGGAGCAAGCGGCGCGCATGTCGCAAAGCGAGCTGGAGGCTGAAGCCTTCGCGATCTACTCCGAACGCATGGAGCGGGGCCAAGCCGCGCCGCTTCGCATCAAGGGCCGCATTCGCGCCGCGTGGGATCGCATTCGAGCGATGTCCCGGCGTGTGCGGAACTACCTGAACGGTCGCGGCTACCAGACGTTCGAGGACGTCTTTGACCGGGCGCGCTCCGGCGAGATGGCGCGTCGCAATCCTGACGGCACCTTCAAGAAGGCCGATCCGAGCCTTTCCGTCGCGCCGAAGGGCGCGGCCTTCGACCGCTGGTTCGGCAAGAGCAAGATCGTGGACGGGAAGGGGCGCCCGCTGCGCGTCTTCCACGGCACGCGAGCGGACGTCGAGGCGTTCCGCATCGAGAACCCGAACGGCTCAGTCGGCGCCTACTTCTCCCCGAGCGCCCGCGTGGCATCGAATTATTCGCTCGGAAAGCCGGGCAGCTCGGACGGGGCGCAAACGATCCCCGTCTTCCTTCGCGTCGAGAACCCCTTTGTCATCAAGGGACCGGGCTTCATCGAGAAGGCGAAGGCCAAGCTGACCGGATCGCGGCTTGATCGGCGCGACGGGGAGTCGGCCTACATCACGCCGGCACGCATGGCCGAGATGCAAGCTGAAGGCTACGACGGCATCGTCAACGAAGGCATGGACGAGATCATCGTCTTCGACGCCGGTCAGGTGAAGTCCGCGACCGGCAACAACGGCGCTTTCGATCCGAACGACGATCGCATCCAGTTCAGCCTCAACCCGGAGGCCGACACCGACATCGCCGAGGCCGAGCCGCAGAGGCGGACGGCAGGCTTCATCGCCAAGGGCCAGCCGATCGACCGCGCGCTGGCCGCCACGTTCGGGCTCCTCCCCGGCGTGAACCTGACGAGCGACCGGAAGTGGAAGGGCGGCGAGCGCGCCTTCGACGCCGTGGCCAAGGCGATCAGCACGGCGAAGTTCGCGCCGGACGGCCGCATGTCCTGGATGAACGGCATGTTGGAGACGGCGCGCGCCGGCCTGATCGACCGCTACGGCCTCGATCCCTCCTATGTCGCGCGGGACCGGGCGCGGGCTCTCGACGAGCGCGCCGTCATGTTCAAGGGCGCCGAGATCCTGAAGACGCTGGCCGAGCAAGACATGAGCGTCGAGGAGGCCAAGGTGCTCCAGGCGATCCTCACGGGCGAAGCGGTCAACGACGCCGCCATGCAGAAGATCGCCGAGCCGATCCGCATCGCGATCGACGAGCTGGGCCAGGAAGCGGTGCAGCTCGGTCTTCTCAGCGCCGAGAGCTATGAGCGCAACCGCGGCTCCTACCTCCACCGCGTCTACCTCAAGCACGAGCAGGACCAAAACGGCCTTCAGAAGATGGTCGGGAAGATCATGGGGAACAGCCGGAGGAAGATCCTCGGCGACCAGCTCAAGGGCCGGGGCCTGTTCTTCGAGGTGCCGCGCGAGGCGGCGACGAAGAACCTCGCCGAGGTCGTGAAGCAGCGCCGCGAGGAGAAGAAGGCGGCCGAGGTGGCCGAGCGCATCGAGCGCCTGACCAACCGCCGCAAGGTGGCGGCGGCTCGCCTGGAGGAAAGCCAGAGCGAGAGCGCGGTGAACCTTGCCCGGCGCATGGATATCGCGGATGCCGCTCGCGAGCAGAAGGGTGGAGCTCGTCCGTACCAGAAGGGGCAGATGCGAGAGCAAGGCGTCGCGCTGGGCCGGCTACGCAAGAAGGCCGAGCAGGCCCGCCGCCTCCTCGACCGGATTGACGCCGAGATCAACGCCGGTAAGGCGCAGATCGCGGCCGTCGAGGCGAACCGGCTGGTGGTCGGCAAGTTCATGCCGATCAAGGGCGAGACCTACACCGTGCTCGACAAGCGGGCGATGGTGGACGGCAAGGAGAAGACCGTTCACCGGGTCTACATTCCGAGCCGGCAGTCGGTGCCCTCCGCCTATTCCGGCTACGTCTCGCAAGGGACCTGGGAGGTGCGCGGATCCAAGGGCGACAAGGTCATCCTCTGGCGCGATTACACCAAGGCCGAGCGCGGCAAGATGGGCGAAATCCTCGACGCCCGGTACACCATCGGCAAGACCTACATGCTGATGGCGCACGATCTGGCGACCGGCCGCTTCTACAAGGACATCGCCGCCAACTCCGAATGGGCGACGAAGGACGAGCCGATCGGCGCCTCGTGGAAGAACGCGGCCGACGTGAAGCGGCTGGCGATCGACCCCGAGCTTCAGTGGGTGAAGGTGCCGGACACGGCCATTCCGAACACCGGCGGTAAGAAACGCTGGGGCGAGCTGTCCGGCCAGTTCGTCCGCGCGGAAATCTGGCGCGACCTCAACGAGATCGAGGTGATGAACCAGCCGGGCGTCTGGCGGATGCTCCTGTCTCAGTGGAAGCTGAACAAGACCGCCCGCTCGCCGGTCACGCACATGAACAACGTCATGTCGAACCTGATGTTCATGGACATGGCCGACGTGCGCGGGCGCGATCTGATCGCCGGCATTCGGGCCTACGCCAAGGGCACAGCCGACTATGACGAGGCCGTGGAGAACGGCGCGTTCGGCATGGACATGATGTCCCAGGAGGTCCGCAAGAACGTCCTTCAGCCGATCCTCGACGAGCTGGCCAAGAGCGAACAGGACGGCGCGGAGAACTCGTTCCTCGCGCGGGCCGGGCTCCTCGGGAAGCTTGCCGATCAGGTGTGGAGCTTCGCCAAGGCGGCCGACGCGAAGATGATCGACGCCTACCGCATCGAGGACGAGGTCTTCCGCATGGCGACCTACATGCGCCGGCGCGAGGCGGGGGATAGCCCGAAGCAGGCGGCCGCCGTCGCCCGCGAGACCTTCCTCGATTACGATATCCGCGCGCCCTGGGTGAACGCGGCCCGCAACTCGGTCTTGCCGTTCGTCTCCTACACCTATCGGGCGGCGCCCATGGTGGCGAAGATGATCGCCACGCGGCCGTGGAAGCTCGCGAAGTATTTCGCCATCGCCTACGCGGTGAACGCTCTCGCCTATGCCTGGGACGACGACGGCGACGAGGAGAAGGAGCGCGCGAGCCTGCGCGACGAGGAGCAGGGCAAGACGTGGCTCGGCGTGCCGCGCATGATGCGGATGCCCTGGCGCAACGAGGACGGCCTGCCGGTCTTCCTCGACGTGCGCCGCTGGATGCCGGCAGGCGACATCGTCGACACCAACCAGGGATCAAGCGCGATCCCGCTCCCTGCGCCGCTCCAGTTCGGCGGCCCGCTCCTGCTTGGCTTCGAGCTTGCCCTGAACAAGCAGTCGTTCACGGGCGAGGAGATCACGAACGACGAGACCGACACCTTCGGCGAGAAGGCGGCGAAGATCGGCGACTATCTCTGGAAGAGCTGGCTCCCGTCCGCGGCCTGGATACCGGGCTCCTGGTATTACACCAAGCTCCAGAACGCGGCGACGGGCGCGACGGACGCGCAGGGGCGGCCCTACGATCTGCCGTCCGCGCTCGCCTCGTCGGTCGGCATCAAGCTCAAGCCGCAGGACGTCGAGTCCGGCATCCAGTGGCAGTATCGCGACCTGAAGAAGGTCGAGACGGAGCTGCGCGCGGAGGCTCGCCGGCTGGCCCGGCAGCGTGAGCGCGGGCTGATTTCGCAGTCGGCCTTCGATGCCGGCATGGCGACGTACATGGAGAAGATGGGCCGTCTCAAGGAAGAGGCGACCGACCTCCAGAAGAAGACGTCAGGCCGCTAAAACCGCCATCGCCGAGGCGAGGCCGAGAAGCGCGCCCGCATCCGTCGGCAGATGCCGCTCGATGCCGGGCGCGTGAAACCACAGCCAGAAATGGCCGCGGTGCCCGAGCACCAGGCCAAAGGCCAGCGTCAGCAAAGAGCCGGCGGCGACCACCGTCGTCGACAGCTCTGCGTCCAGCATCAGGCGAACCATCCCCGCGTCCTTCCACCGCCCGCACCCGGAGACCCTACCATGCTCATCGCCAACTGGCGGAGGGTGCTGCGCTATGCGTGGTCCGTCCGCCTGATGATCCTCGCCGCGATCCTGTCCGGCGCCGAGGTCGCGCTGCCCTTGATCGACGGCTTCCTCGAGATGCCGCGCGGCGTCTTTGCCGCCCTGTCCGGCCTCACGACTGCGGGCGCGTTTGTCGCGCGCATCCTCGCTCAACCCAAGACCCAGCCCGCAGGAGACGACTGATGCCCGTGAACAAGATCGCGCCCAGCAACCGCGCACGCTCGGCGATCGCCAGCGTCATCGCGGCCATGCTGATCGCCGCAACCTCGCTGTTCCCCAGCTCGCCGCCGGCTGTCGCGCTCGCCGTCGATCACCTCATCAAGCCGTGGGAGGGGCTGGTCCTGACCTCACATTGGGACCGCTACGCGAAGATTTGGGACATCTGCTACGGCGAGACGAAGGGCATCACGGCCGGGATGACGAAGACCAAGGCCGAGTGCGAACGGATGCTCGCGGTCAGGGTCGAGCGCGACTATTTCGCGCCGCTGCTGAAGTGCGTCCCGGGGCTCTCGACCGCGCCGATCAGCGTGCAAGCCTCGCTCCTTTCCGGCGCCTACAATTTCGGGGTCGGTGCGGCGTGCCGATCGACGGCCGCGAAGATGGTGACGGCGAGACGGTATCGGGACGCCTGCATCGCGCAGACGGCGTTCAACCGGGCTGGCGGTCAGGTGGTCAACGGCTTGGTGAAACGGCGCGAGATGGGCGACTCCCAGCGCATCGGAGAAGCCGAACTCTGCGTGTCGGGGCTCTGATGTTCGGGGACCTGAAAGCCGTCATGGCCGGCATCCTCTGCCTCGTCCTCGGGCTCCTGGTCGGCGGCGTCATCGTCCGCGGCTACGACGCCTGGGTCATCATTCCCGACGCCGAGCGCGTGGCGACCGAGCGAGCGGATGCCCGCTGGAAGGACGCGGTCGCCGAGGCGAAGGCGAAAGCCGAGCGCGACCGGCAGAAGGCCGAGGCCGAGATTGCCGACGCCGAACGCGTCTACCTCGAACGGGACGCGGCGCGCGCCTCCCAGATGACCGCCCTTGAACAAGCCCTCGAACAGGAGCTGGCCCGTGCGCCTACCCCTTCACCGTCTCGCGGTTCTGCCGCTTGTGGCCCTGCTATTCCTCGGGGGGTGCGTGACGCCCTCCAAGGTGTCGGTCGCGCCCCAGCTCGCCCGCCTGCCGCAAAGCCTGACGCAGCCCTGCCAAGAGGCGGCTGATTTACCCGAAGGCGACCTGACCTGGACCGAGACAGCTCGGCTTTGGGGGCAGGATCGCAAGGCTCTCGGCGCCTGCCGGGATCGACACGAAGCACTGACGCGCGCAGCTCGCGCGCTGGAAGCGCAAGGGAGGCCCGCATTGAATGATCTCGCCCGATGACAGCCTCGCCATGCTCCGCAAGGATCATACGAGCCTCGCTTCCTCGCTGTCGGTCCTCACGATCGAAGTCGCTGCCCTGAAAACCGAAAAGGCGGTCGACGTCGTGAGGGACGAGAACCTGAACGGACGCCTCAACCGGATTGAGGAGAACCTGAAAGACCTGCGCGGCATCGGAAGGTGGGCGCTCATCGCCTTCTTCGGTGCCATCATCACGACGGGCGTGGGCATGATGATGAAAGGAGGCTTCCATGTCCCACCATCCGTATAAGTGGGCCACGCCGCTGAAGGCCATGCTCGGCACGGTGACGATGCTGTCCGTGCTCTACTGCTTCTTCATGGTCGGCCCGGCGCTGGAGACGCGGTTTTTCCCCGCGCTGGGCAAGATGAAGATCACCAGCGTGGAAGCGTTGACCGGCGAAACGAGCATCGTTCGCACGGCATTCTCGAAGCTCCGGGCCTGCGAATATCTCGGGATCGCTTGGTACTATGGATCAGAGGCCGGCGTGTTCGAGCGTGTCTCGATGGTGCCGATCCGCAATCCTGACGACACGTCGAGTCCAAACCGACGGGTGGGGCTCCAACGAGCCGGACCCTGGAGGATCACGATCCCGGAGGGGGACGTGCGAACCCGGAGCTATGTCCAGGCTTTTCACCGTTGCCATCCATTCTGGACGACGGTTTCGGAGTTCTACCCCTGACGGCGCCCCGTCCATGTCACCTCGAATAGGTCGCGCCGGGCATCCGGCGCGAGCCCTTTTTCGTATCTGCTAGGCCGCCGCGCTGGCGGATATCCTCCTGCGCAGCAAGGCAACCTGGTCCTTGAGCTGGCATTTCATCAGCTTCATGCGCCGGATCGCCAACTGGTCGGGGTAGCGCCGGCCGCTCTCGGCGACGATCTTCTCCTTGAGGTCCTGGCGCTGTCGTTCAAGGCGTTCAATTCGACCGTCCTGCGTCATGCACGTCTCTCCTGTTTGCGAGGCGCCTCGGAAAGCGGGCGAACCTCGCGGCTGCGATCTTCTTCGATGTGGACGTCGCCGACCAAGCACATGCCGCGTCGCCAGCGGACGGCGAGCTTGCGCTCGATGGCCTCGACCACGCACGCGAGGCGCGTCGAGTGGCGAGCGATCTCGGCGCCGTCCTTTTTCAGGACGAAGCTCATTGGATGGTCTTCGGCAGGTCGATATCCGGCACCGTATTGCCGGCGAGGCGGATGTCGTCGGGCAGGAGCGTGATGCCGAGCCCCTCCTGCGCGTTGCGGATGGCCTCTCGGAGCCGTTCCAGCTCGATCCACTTCTTCTGGCGCCGGGCGCGGCTCATGTCCGATCTCCCTCCCGCGATTGCGTGTCCGGCATGGCGGGGTCGGGGGCGGATTTGACGGCGGTCTTCACGATCGCTCGGCACGCGGCATCGTAGACGTCATCAGGCCACTCGCCGCCTGTCCAGATGTCTAAGTCATGGCCGTTGCAGCGCAGGAAAACTTGCGCAGCTTGAGCCGCCTCAGAGAGCGTCGGAAGCCTTTCGCTCTCCACCCCCGCCCCCGGCTCGTCGGATACGCCACGAAGGGCGGCGATGATCTCGATGCCAACATGAACGAAGCGATCGATCCGAACGCCATCGGGCAGAACTTCGGCATCCGGGCCGCACAGCGAGGAAAGCCTATCGATCAGGCCGGCAAGGTTGGGGCTCGTCATTTCCGATCTCCGATCAGATCGGCGAGATCGGGGAACTGCTCTCGTAGGATCGCGGCGACTGCCTCGGCGACCTCGCGATGCTCTTTTTGCGTTGAGGGCTTCGTGCGTGTCTGGACGTAGTGGAACCAGTTGCGGAACGGAGCTTGGAAGAACAACGTCGAGGGTGTCATGCCTTCGGGGAGAACGACGCGGGCGACCTCTTTGGCGATGCCGCGACGCAACGCCTCTTCGTACTTGGATCGGGTGAGCGCATCGACCTCGGCCTGCGCGTCGTGCCACCACGTGGCCAACTCGGCATCTTCGCATGGCAAGCTGTTCTGCCGGTCCTTCGGGTCCTGCATTCGGGCTTCGCGGAACACAGCCGGAGCCGTTACCTCGGCATATCGCTGTGAGAACTCCTGTGGTCGAATGTCGTGCCGCAGCATCTGCCGGGCGATGTCGCGCGTGGTCTCGAACTCAAACACGAGCGAGATCATTTCGAGCGGTGACCATTCTCCGTTCTCGATGATCCGGCGAACGAGCTTTGCGCCCGTCGCGTGGTTGTCACGGTTGGCCGTGGAGGAGACCCGAGCGAAGTAGGCAAGCAATGCCTGCGTGTCAGGCGCGCAGTCGTCCACGGGCTGCGTGATGGCGCGGAGGATGACCTTCATGTCCGATCTCCCGCGTCCGCTTGCGGGGTGGCGAGGGCGGCGCGGGCGTCCTTGATCGCTAGGCGCATATCGACCTCGCCAAGCTCCATGTTTGTCACCGCTTCATGCAGCCCCTCCAGCGCCTCCCGCAACCGATCCCGCTCCGCCGTCATGCTGGCGAGGGCGGCTTCGGCGGCTCTCATGCGGTCGATGGCACCGCACCGCAGCGCCGTTTCCTCCGCAAGCTCCTGCGTCAGCCTCTCGACCTCACCACCCCCATCACCCGAAGCGGCCGGGCGGGTGGCACGATCGGCCATAATGGCCTGCTCCATCCTCGTGGCATACGAAGGTAGGCTGTCAGTGTCTTCAGCGGCCAACCGCTCTTGCAGCACGCGCTGAACAAGCTCCCGCACCTCGTCCGGCACATCAGCAGCGGGCGGGGTTGCAGGGGCAGCTTCGGCCTCCGCTGGAGTAGGCTTCCTGATGATGACGTACTTCCGCGTCTTGGGCGTGCCCGGCGTAGGCTTCGGCTCGTCACGCCCCTCCGTGGCCGCAAGCTTCTGTCCGTGACGCCACATGCCGATCGTCTCGCCGACAATGGGTAGCGCTGCCTCGCCAAACTCATTCAGCTGGTCGTCGATCTTGGCGATAAGCTGTTTCAGCCGCTTGATCTCCCCCGCCTCTCCCGTCACGTCAGCGGCGGGCGGGGTTGCGGCGGTGGTGGCTTTGTTGGCTTTGAGAGCGGTCACGAGACAGTCAATGACGTATGCGGTCTCGTCCTTCGAATAGCTGTTTGGGCTCTGAAAGTAGTGCCCGGCTTGGTACAGTGCTGTCTTCGCCTCGTCACCCGCGATCGTGCCGGTGGTCTGCGGGGTCACGGCGTTCGGCATCGGTGTCTCCGGGCTCATGTCGATGCCACCTTGATCGAGAGGTCGGGGAACAAGCCGGCGCGTTGGGCGGTGCGCAACGCGCGCACGGCCTGCTTCTGAGCGGCCTCATCGAGCGCGTCGTTCTGCGCCGCCGGCTCCAGCGCCGGCAGCATGACGTGGAGCGCTCGATCAAGGGGCGAGCCCTCGCCGATGACGATCACCTCGGCCTCCGTCAGAACCTTGGCGAGGTGATAGGCGACAAGGCCAAGCCGGTCTGTGAACCGCGCGCCCCGCGCCATGTCATCGACCTGCCAAGAGAGGCAGAGCGAGGCGTCCATCAGATCGCTTGAGCCAAGTCCGACCCATGCCGCGGCTGTGGCGGCCCGCAGGTGGGCGATCGTGGCGCGGACTTTCGATGTGCTCCGCGTGGCCGGCGGAAAGCCGTCTGCCACGCGAAGCAGCAAGGTCGGGATCAACGCCAGCTCGGCCGCCTGCCGAGCTGCGGGCGTCATGTCTCGCGAGATCGCGGGCGAGGCGCTCATGCCGGCACTCCTGCCAGCAGCTCGTCGATCTGCTCCTTGAATGCCACCCGCCCTATGTCGCCTTTGACCCGGCGAGTGTGGAGCTTAAGGATTTCCCTCGCGATCTCGCGATCTCGCTCCCCGAACTGGCCGCGATGTTCGCTTCCCTCGTGCCGGGCAGCAAGATCATCGCGATCCTGCGCGCCGGCCAACTCGCGATGGTAGCTGTCGAGAAGGCGCGAGGCCCCGTCCTCTTGGGAGGGTTCGGACGGGGCCTCGCTGGCAGGCGCATCCGGGGAGGACGGCTGCGCCTGATCGGGATCGGGTTCACTGGCGGCTGCGGGCTCGGGCGCCACGGCGACATCGCCGCGCGCCCATTCTGCCAGCATCCGGCCAAAGCCGACGCTGATCTTGGCGCCGGGCAGCATCATGGGGATCAGCGGCTCGGGCAGCTTGGTCGCGGGCGCGTCGAGGTCGGGGACGCCCTTGTGCTCGCCCGGCAAGACGAGGCGCATCGTCATCTCATAGGTCAGGCGATCGGACGCGATCGGCTGGATGCCGATGCTCGTCGGCTTGCCGCCGATCGGCTTCACCTTCTCCTGGGCGCGGAAGCAGAAAACGAAATGCGCGTCGATCTGAAGGAGGCGGTTCACCACCCTGTTCAGCTCGCCCTTTGGCTCGATCCAGGCGCGCATGTTGTTCTTCTCGCGCTTCCTCTCGTCGTCGCCGCACCACTTCGTCAGCAAGGCGTCGTGCATATCGAGGATGCCGCCTTCGCCCTCGTGCATGTGACTACCGGAGTCGATCACGATGATCTTGCCGCCCGCGGCGACGGCCGCCTCAACGGCGTCGAGGTAGCTCTGCGGATTGAACGGCGCGTGCATCTCGCCGATCAGGAACCGGAAGCTGTCGGCATAGTGCTCCGAGCGGCGGTTCTCGGTGTCGATGACGAAGATTTCGCCGCCGTCGACTTGCTGGATGCCCTTCGCGAGGAGGAGCGCGGAATAGGTCTTGCCGCATCCGCTGGGCCCGGCGAGAGCCAGCATGAGCTTGACGCCGGAGCGCTTGGCCGGCCGGAAGGAAATGCCCATCAGGAACCCTCCTCAGCCAGCAAGGCGTCTGCGAGGTCGAGGCAAGCGAGCGCCACACGGGTTTCAGTGCAGTTGGTGAGGCCCCATCCGTTCATGTCGTTCTTCTGGAACGGCCCGCCGGGGTTGGCGCAGAGGCCGGCCAATGCCTGCCCGGCGTAATACTGGCGAAGCGTCATGCCGTGTTCGGCAACCGGTGCGCCGGGCTCTGTGCTGTGCGCGATCGGGAAAGCCGCGCCGCCCTGTTTGATCCAGTCAGCCATCAGTGCCGCACTCCCGATCCAACGACGACGGGGAGACCCCCGCGCTCTTCACGCGCAATGAAGGCCGCCAAGTCCATCGCGGCCGCGTTGCAATAAGCCTCCACCTCCGTGACATTCCCGCACTCCAAGATAAGCGTGTGGCACCCCTCGGGGCAGGAGAGCGCAAGCTTCGGGAAGGCCACCTCTCTGATGTGCCATTCCCGGCCGCCCAATCGCACACGGCAATGATCGTCATGCTGTTTGCGAGCCATCAGGCTTTCCCTCCTTCGGTGAGTTTCAGGAGCACGCGCGGCGCGCTGCGTTCGGATTTTGAGCCCGGCCCGCGCTGCCGCTCCAAGTGGTCGGGGCAGTAGGGGACCTTCGAGCCCACCTGGACGCCGGCGCCGCACACCCGCTTGGTGTCGATGTTCCGGCTGTCGCCCCACATCGGCCAGCAGCACTGGTGGGGGCGACGATCGTAGAAGAGCGGGCCAACCCGCACTTCCGGTTCGAAGAACATGAGGCCGCCGTCCATGTCGGGGCCTAGAACTGGATCGCGGTGCGCGCGATCTTGCCCGCGGCAATGGCCTGGACGAGCCGCATAACGGCCTGCTCGTCCAGCTCCGGCACGGCGGCGCAGATCGCGAGATGTACGTCGGCCATCACCTTGGCGCGGTGCTTCTGGTCGGCCTGCCGCTTTTCCTCGGCCTTGCGTTCGGCCTCGATCTCGGCGGCCTTCCTCGCCTCGGCGGCTTCGCGATCCCGGCGCTCGGCCTCGGCCTCGTCCCGGATGCGCTTCAGCTCGGCAGCGTGGCGCGCCTCAGTCTCGCGCTTCTCGCGCTCGGCCTCCGCCGCCGCTTCCTCGCGGGCGCGCTTCTCGGCCGCGATGGCCGCGGCCTTCATCCGCTCCTCCGCCTCGGCCGCATCCCGCTCGCGCCGCTCGCGCTCGCGCTCCGCCCGTTCCTCCTCGGCCCGTGCGCGGGCCTCCTGGTCGGCCTTCTCCCGAGCGATCCGAGCGGCTTCCTCGCGCTCGATGCGCTCGGCTTCCGCCCGCTCGGCATCGCGCTTCTCGCGTTCGGCCTGAAGTTCGCGCAGCTTTGCCAGCTCTTGCCGCGACGCCTCCAGTTCGGCCGCCTCGGCCGCCGCCCTGTGGATGCGCTCGATCGCGTTCTCGATGGCCTCGATCGCGATCTTCCGCCGGCCGTCGGCATCGGTTGCGAAATCGCCGAAGGTCTCGGCGTTGATCTCTGTGGCCTTCAGCTTGGCGAGCCGCTCCTCCAGTTCGGCGAGCGTGTCGTCGTTGAAGATCGTGCCGGCGCCGCGAAGGTCTTCAAGGTCGCGCTCGATGCGCGCCTTGCGATCGGCCTCGGCCTTCTCCCAATCGGTGAGCGGCTGGCGGGCAAGGTCTGACAGATCGTCGAGCCGATCGCGCATCGAGCGCCGGATCGCATCGACACCGTTGATCTGCTCGCGCAGCGCGGAGTTCAGGTCTTTGCCTGCGGCGTCGATCGCGGTCTTGGTTTTCGTGACCTTCGCGCTCAACGCCGCGATTTTCTTGCGCGACGTCACGGTGGAGAGATCGGGCACGAAGTCCGCGATCTCCTTCTCGATCGAGGCGTAAACGACCTCCAGACTTTCCGGCGAGGTGAAGACGGAGACGGGGTTGTTGGTGACGCGGGCGAGGGTGAGCTGCGTCGCCGCCTCCTGGTCGACCTCCGGCACCTCGGTCTTGTCGTCGGGCGTCTGTTTCGTGGCTGCGCTCATGGTCCGAATGCTCCGTTCGGGGTGGGGATCAGTGGTTGAGACAGGCGAACCGCAGCCCGCCTTCCGCCTCGGCCAAGCGTTCGGCTCGGGTCCGGTCAGAGGATCGGCGCCAGCGGCGAAAGGCGTCGGTGCGGCTCTGCGCGCGAACGACGACGGCGTTGATGCCGATGGCGACGAGTTCGATGACGTCGGCGGAATGCGCGCGGTCGTCCTCGTCGGGATCGTAGGAGGAGATCGGGAGGCGGGAGGGCATCAGAATGCCACCTCGCGGTCGGCGTATCGGCGCTCGGCGGCGTCTTCCCGTTCGACCTCGATGCGCTCGAAGGCGTCGGCGAGCAGCATGGCTTCGAAGCTCCCGTCGGCGGTCAGGATGGCCTCGAACCAGTCCGGCACCGGGACCGGGAGAAGGTTCGGCGCGCTGATGGAGATGGCCGTGATCTCGACGCTGTCGCCGTGCCCCGGCTCCTCGCGCGTTGCCGCCTCGGCCGGGGTGAAGTCGTAGGAGATCAGCACCACGAACTCAGCTTCCCCCCCTTCGGCGAGGCTGAACATGGCATCGGTCGAGAGTTTGAAGGACCGGGTCACGACGGCTTCTCCCCCGACCCGAATTGACGGTGGTTGGTGCCGTCGATGGCGGCGGCAAAGGCCAAAAGCGCTTCGGCGCCTGTAACTTGAGGGGGGAGTGTCTTGGCGAACTCCCGGGCTTTGGTCGCAAGCGATGCGGTCGCCTGCTCCAGCGCGAGCTTCGCCATCTCGCGCATGATTTCGTCTGCGGGCAGTTTGTCGCGAAGGCTCATTCTGCGGCCACCAACTGGAGCGGCGTGCCCTCGCAGCGGACGCGCTCAAGCTGCTCGGTCAGGTTCCGAACCGTCTCCTCGGCCGTTTCCGCGCGGAGCTTGTAGGCATCCGCCGAGTTGGCGCGCATCAGCCGCTCGGCGAAGTGCTGGCGAGCCCGCGCGTCCATTTCCAGCGTCATCCGCTGGGCCGCGATCTCGCCGCTGAAGGGCTTGACCCGCTCGAAGATCAGTCCGAGCGAATGCCCGATGTTGATCAGGAGGCGCTGGCACTCCTCGACCTTCTCCTCGGCGACGGCCGCGCCGGCATACAGCGCAGCCGACAGCTCGCGGGCGACCTCGCTGGCATCCTCGGCCGCGCGGCAGAGCTTGACGGCGGTCACGGTGAGATTGCTCTCGGGGAGCTTCACGAAGGACTCGGCCATCAGAGCGCCCCCGACATGCGCGCCCAGCACAGGCTGAAGGCGACGCCCATGGCGAAGCCGACGCAGATGGCCGCGGCGAGGACCTGCATCAGGCGACGGTTCGCCTCGCGTGTGGTGATGGCCGGCTCGTAGTTCGTGAAATCGGAAGGAAGCATGTGCATGGAAGGTCTCCCAGGTTGGGGAGCGGGCCGGTGATCCGAACCCGCGGAAGGGGTGGATCTGGCTCAGAAGATGCCGTCGCCGTCTTCGTCGCGATCGAACGGCTCAAAGGTCAGGCCGAAGCGGGAGCGAGCGGCGACGTTGATCATCTGACGCTCGCGGTATGCGACCTTCCCGGCCGCGTTCAGCGCCTTGCGATACGTGTTCTCGGGATCGACTGCGGAGTTCGCTTCCACGACCTCACAGAGGCGGACGTACTCGTCGACCAGCTCATGCAACGTCATGTGCGCGGCAGACGTCATGAGCCCCGCAGCTTTGACCCGAAATGCGTCTGCAGGGGCCTGGGTCGTTGCGATGTCGTTTCTGGTGCTGATCATCGTAGGTCTCCATCGGGCGGCGGATGCGCCGTGATCTGATTGCTGCGGGGAAGGCGCGGGTCCGTGGTCCGAACCCGCGATGAGGTTCAGCCGGCGGCGAGGAGGCGGGGATCGGCGGAGCGATCGTCATCGGGGAGGGGCATCGCGAACGCCCAGCCGGCGCCGGCCAGCGCGTCGTCGTTGACCTCGCGTTCCAGCCAGCGGTTTTCGACCCAGGGCGGGAGCGACACGGAGGCGATGAACGGCGGGTAAGAAGGCCACTCGTCGCGTTCGAGACAGGTCTGCCAGAGCTTCAGCGCGGCGGAGACCTTCTTGTCGGCGAGCGTCAGAACCGCCTCGTCGGGCTCCACGATCGACAGTGCGCCAGGGCCGGCGCGCTCCTGGCTCATCAGGAAGCAGCGGATCGGCGGGCAGCGCGGCCCGAGCACGCGCCGGAGCCCGCGCCGGTAGAAGGCGAGCTGGACGTCATACCCCATGTTGAAGACCTGCCGGCCGATGACATCGGGCGCAGCGCTGCGATCGGTGCTCTTGAAGTCGACGATGGCGATGAACTCGGGGAAGACCCGCAGGATGTCGAGCTTCGCCCGGCACCAGAGGACGCCTTCCCGCCAGATGGCGGTTTGCTCGAAGATCGCGCCGGCATCGAACAGGCCGGCCAGCTCGGGGAAGCGATCGACCTCGACGCGAGCGATGGCGACCAGACGCTGGGCGGCTTCGAAGTCCTTCTTCAGCAGCGGGATCTTGCCGGCCTCCCGTGCGCTGTCCCGCGCCTCCTTCGAGGCGTTCGTCGACCACTTCGGGAAATCGAGGGCGACGATGTCCCGCCCGTGACCGAGCAGCATGGCGTGCATGGCCGAACCGACGTCGAGGGTGGACGCCTTCTCCTCCTCGGTGTCGGGGTTCAGGCGGGGGTGCGCGGCCCAGGCGTGCTTGGGCGAGGCATCAAGAAGCAGGCGGGCGATGGTCGAAGACAGCGACGGCGTCTCGCACAAGGCGTCCGCGTGATAGTCGGCGTCGTCGATCGCATAGAGGCCGGGCGCCGTGATCGGCACGCCGGGCTCGTGTTTGGAAAGCTGGATCATGTGAGGCTCCATCAGCAAACTGCTGGCGATGAAGCCAAGGTACATCACGTACCCATCAAGTCAACACAGAATGTACCCAGCCGGAATTTTTCTCCGCATGGTTAAGCGCTGGGTACGAAAAAGCCCGCACGAGGCGGGCTTTAGGTTGTCGGGATAGGGGAGGCTTCCTGCTACGGCTTCGGTATCAGGTCGTCGAACATGCCAGCCTTGGACGGGGACTCCGTCAGGCCCTCACACCGGAGCTTGCCCGCCTCGGGATAGCAGACCCGGTGTTGCCCGAAGATGCGATCCTTCAAGAACGTGTAGCCCCTCGCGTTCGGGATTGCCTCGAACCGAAAGAACCAAGCTCCCAGGAACGTGGCGACCACAACGATCGCTGCGATCGCCGACCTGTTTCGGCTAGCGCTCTCCGCCATCAACCTTGCTGGTCCGAGTGTGGAAGAGGCTGGTCCCGGTCCCGGCCTGGGGGTCGAGGATCAGCTCATTCTTGGCGAGCACCTTGCCTTTCTGTATGGCCGCGACGCGCTCCTTTTTCTCAAACCGCCGGAGCTGCCCGGAGCGGAGCGTCACCCATATTTCGCCGATCCACTCCAGCCTGACGGCCTCGATTGTCTTGGCGTTGAAGCTCGCGAGGTTGACAGTTCCAGGCTCCGATCCGCGTTCGATCCGCTTTAGAAAGCGGCGCCCGTCGGTCGTGCGAACGGCGGCCTCTTCGCCGAGGAAGGCGCTCAGCGGGCGGCGCTGCTCGCGATAGACGATAATCACGTCGTCCTCGTCGTAGCGTGGCAGCATGCTGTCGCCGCGAATTTCGAAGCCGATCATGTCCTCGGGCATCGGGAAAGGTAGTTCGACCTCGAACAGCCCTTCCGGCGGCACCTGTTCGAACTCCGGCGTTATCTCGGCTCCGGCGCCGATGTAGCCCATGATCGGTGCGATCGACCCGCCTTGCACGCCGAGCGCATTACGCCCGAAGGCGAGCCATTCCGGGCTAACCCTGAACGCCTTCGCGTATTTCCCCAACTCATCGAGGGGAATGCCGCGGATCGCGTTCTCGTGGCTCTTGTAGGTGTTCTCGTTCCAGCCGAGTTCGCGCGCAGCCTCTCGCGGGGACGTGAAACCCCGCTTCGCTCTCGCTTCCTTCAGCCGATCTGCAATCGCGTCATTTGCCATGATACATTCTGTACCCCCTTGACGGGTACAATTGGTGCGCCCAATAGTGGGTACTTACCGTACCGGGGCCAGCTATGACGCACACCGAGATGATAGACAAATGGCCGTCGCTCGCGGACTTCGCTGCCGATATCGGCGTGGAGTACGGGACGGCCAAGCAGATGCGGCGGCGCGACAGCGTCGCCGGTCGATACTGGCTGACGATGCAGGAGGCGGCGAAGCGGCGCGCGATTTCCGATGTCACCGTCGGGACCCTTGCTGCTGCTGCTGCGGCTCAGTCACCTAGCTTTGCCTCCAGGGGCGAGGCCGCATAGCCATGCGCCTCGCCATTCATCCGACGCCGATTGGCGCGGCATCCGCAAATGCGGGCGTCGAGATAGGCGCCCCAATGCCCCGCAGGATTGCCGTCCTGCGGCTGCGCTCGATTGCCGTCGAGCGCGTCCAAGAAGTCGAGCTGTCGCGCAGCCTGCGTCTCCATCTGCCGATCTTGGCTTTGGAGACCCCGCCATGTCCGCCTCGCAGCTTTCCGTCCGCGCCAAATCTCTTTCCGCAGGCGCCAGAATGAGCCTCACCGTCAATCACGACCGCGCCGCGCTGCACGAGTCCATCGAATGGCTCGAACACCTGACGCTCTCGGAGTTCCGCGGCCGGGGCGACACCGTTGGCGCAGCTCGAGCACGGCTGGCGAGGCGGATCGGACTGAAGGTCTCCTACGCCGACCGGCTCTGGAACAAGGCCAAGGAAATGACCGGCGTGGCCGGCGGTGCCTACCGGGCCCTCAAGCAAGCCTACGAGGACCAGTCACAGTGCGTCCAATCACAAGCAGACCACTACCGCGCGCTGCGGGAAGCGCTGCGCCATGAAGCTCCTCTGGAGCCTCGCGCAACTGCTTTGGCACTGGACGATGTGGACCCTCCGCATCCCGGTCAGCCCCCGGCGAAGCCAGAAGGATCGGCGTCCCGCCGATGAATGACGCGGCCGAGGCCGCATAGATCAAACCGGAGCACGACATGGACGAGGCAGAAGACAAACTGGCCGCCGAGCTGAACGCGGTCGTTCGCGATACCCTGTTGACCCACATTCGCTCGATGCAGGCGCCCTGGGCGAAGCTGCGGCAGAGCGAACAGCAAGACACGATCGCGGCGATCGAACAGACCGCCCGCGATGTCGTCCGCCAGTCTTGCGAGACGATTGCACGCCGCGGCTTCGACGGCCTGCGCATCCAGTTGAAGGATCTCAACGTCAAGGACGGCCGGATCAAGGGCAAGTTCGAGGCGGCGATGACCGGCGAGAACGTCACGCTCCTCGCCGAGCATGAGAACTCCTCCGCCTACGTCGTCCTCGCCGACCCTGCCGACTTCATGCAGGGCGCTTGGGCAAAGGCCGATCCTGACCAGCCGGAAATCCCGCTGGAGTCGCCCGAGGACGAGGGCGAGGAAGCCGAGGACGACCAACGCCGCGCGCCGCGCCGGACCAAGGCCGCAGCCTGATGGCCGGGGGCGACGTCGTCATCATCAGAGTACCCGGCGACGTCGTCCCTTGGGCGCGCGCCGGCAAGATGGGAGCCCGGCAGTTCACGCCGAAGAAGCAGGCGAACTTCATGTCCATCGTTCGCGACCTGTCCGCGAAGGCGATGGAAGGGCGCAAGCTCTTCGACGGGCCGATCTCCCTCCACATCATCGCGGTCTACTCCTGGCCGTCGAGCACGACGAAGAAGCGCCGCGCCGAGCCGCACGGGGCCTGGAAGTTCACCAAGCCTGACGCGACCAATATCCAGAAGCTGCCCGAAGACGCGATGAACGGCATCGTCTGGACCGACGACGCGCGGATCGCGGAATGGTCGGGCCTGAAGGTCTACGGCGAGAAGCCCGGCCTCGTCATCGAGGTCTCTTCGCTGGAGGGCATCGAGCCCCCGAGGGTGGAGGGCTGGCTGTGAGCGACCTCCTCACGGCAGCAGCGGCGCTCGTGCGCTCTGTCCAGGCCGACAACTCCCATCACGGCGGCCTCATCACCCGCGACACGATCCGCAAGAGCGACGAGCTGCGGATCGCGATCGAGAAGGTGCCGAGGGCCGTGGAATGACGTCTCGGGCCTGGAGCTGGCGACATGCGATCCTCGACTCCACGCTGGAGCCGACGACGCGCCACGTCCTCCTCACGATCTCATGCTACATGAACGACGTCGGGGGAGCCTGCTACCCGACGATCGAGACCCTCGTTGCCTCAACGGGGCTGTCTGAGCGAGCCGTCTTCAAGCACATCAAGCTCGCCGAGGCGCTCGGATGGCTCTCGCTCAAGAAGCACGGGTTCAAGGGCCAGCGCTGGGCGAACAATGAGTACGCCGCGAAGTGGCCCGACCTTGTGGAAAAGATCGCGCAGCCGGCCCCCAAGCCTCGGAAATCCAGAACAAAATCGGCTTCGACTGAAGAAGCGATGCCTGTGGAGAACGAGAGCGAGGACCTGTTCTCAAACGCCGCAGAACGTGGGGAAGGTCCTGCACCACGTGCAGTACCTTACGTCGAAGGCGAAGACGACGCTCCGACGGCCGAAAACACGGGGAAGGTCCTGCACCACGTGCAGCAAGGTCCTGCACCAAAGAGCACAAAGGTCCTGCACCACGTGCATACTATCCTTCCAGTTAATCCTTCCAAGATCCTTCCAGAGGCGCGCGAGCGCGCCGGGAGGGGGGAGAGCTTCTCCAAATTTTGGAACGAGTGGCCAACCGCCAACCGACCGGACAATCGCGATCACGTCCGGAAGCTCTTCGAGAAGCTGACCCCGGCCGATCAACTCGTCGCTCAGGACTGCGCCGAGACCTACCGCCGTGTCTGCGCAACCCGCGGCGACCTGCCGAAGATGGTCTCGTTCCTCAAGGATCGTCTTTTCGAGGATTTCCACGACGCCCCGCCGATCGATCGGGACGGCGACTTCGTCATCACGCCGGGCCGGCCGGAATGGCAGGCGTGGCTTGGCGACGTCCGAGCATCCTTCGGCGAGCCGGGCGTCCAGTCGTCGATCCGGCTGGGTCGGATCGTGCGCAAGGACCGCTGGCCGACCGGACACGAGGCGGGCCGCCGGGCCGGCGAGGTGGCGGCATGACCCGCCCGGCCGACACCCTCGGCGCCGTCGCGCTGCGGCTCATGCTGAACGAGAACAAGGACCCGCCCGAGATCGCCCGGCTCCTGACGGCGCAGCACAGCGCGCACGGCCGCACGATCACGCCGGACGAGGCGCGCGAACTCTACCAGGACGAATTTCGGAAGGGACGGGTCGGGCGATGACGAGGCCGCAAAATGAAATCGCCGCTCAGAGCCGGAGCGCTCCGAGCGGCGACTTGATGGGAAGATCGACCCTCGACGCTTCCTGGTCCGAAAACTACCGCTACGGCGGCGATCCTTCAAGGTATGAGAGGGGCGTGCGATGACACTGCCGAAATGGGCCGAGCGCCTGGAGCCCGTCGACATCGAAGGCGCTGCGCGCATTCTCGGCGTGTCCCGCCGGGGCATGAGCGAAATCCTCAAGAAGCACCCGTTCTATGAAAAGCGCGGGAACAGGAAAGTGCTCTACCCCGAGCACATCGAGCAGATCAGGGAGTCGATGGCTTGGCAGGGCTCACACCGAAAAAGCGTGACGGCTGGTGGTACGCGGTCGGTTCGGTTGGTGGACGTCGCATCCGCCAAAGCCTTGGCACTCGCGACCGCGGGGAAGCGAAGGAAGCCATCTCTCAACTAGCGGCGCGCCTCTTCAAGGCGAAGACCTACGGCGAGGACACGATCCGCACCTTCGCCGAAGCGTTCATCAGCTACGTGGAGGGCGGCGGCGAGAACCGCTACTCCGAGCCGATCGTCAGGCACTTCGGCGACTGGGAGCTGTCGAAGATCAAGCCCGGCGACATCACGGCGGCGGCGCGCAAGCTCAAGCCCGACGCCAACGCTGCCACCCGCAATCGCCAAGTCATCACGCCGACCCGCGCCATCATCAACCACGCGGCCAATCTCGGCTGGTGCCCGATGATCCGGGTGAAGCACTTCAAGGTCGAGACGTCGCGCCGCGTGTCGGTGGAGCGGAGCTGGATCGACGCCTTCGTCGCCCAGGCGGACGCCGACGGTCTGCCGCACCTGTCCGCGATCGTGCTGATGATGTTCCAGACGGGGACGCGCGTGTCGGAAGCGTGCCGGGTGAAGCCGGCCGACCTCGACCTCGACAAGCGGGTGATCGTCCTCAACAAGACGAAGACCGGAACCTTCCGTCCCAAGCACATCACGCGCGAGCTGGCCGACCGGATCGGCGCGTTGGATCTCGATCCAGAGAAGCCCGTGTTCGGCTACGCCGATCGGTTCGGCGTGCGCAACCGGATGATCGCGGTGTGCCGGCGGGCAGGGATCGAGTTCGTTTCGCCGCATCAGGCGGGCCGGCACAGCTTCGCGACGAATGCGCTCGCGATGGGCGCGACGCTGAAGGATGCGATGGAAGCGGGCGACTGGAAGTCGTCGCGGCTGTTCCTGGAGACCTACGCGAAAAGCGAGAAGGCTGGACAGATCACCGCAGACCTGTTCGATGCTCAGAACGAGACCAGCGTTTCGCCGAACGGGCACAAAACTGACACAGAGGGAAAGTGA